AACGTCGACGTCGATCGACTGGAGGGATATGCTGTGCGTGCCCCCGCTCGGCGTCGAGCTAATGCGAACATAAGGCGCGATACTCATACCCTCGGCCGCCGTCGTGGGAACGATGTGAACGAGCGTGTTCGGGCGGCCGGGTGTTGCGATCGTAACCGGCCAGATTGTCGCGCTATCGATGATATGACCTCGGACGGCATCGTAGGAACCGTCCGTTTTCGCCATGCCGGTGATGAATGTCAGCGCGGCATTGGCGCTCGCCTTCACATAAAGTGTTCTGAGGAGCTTCGGCGACTGAGGGAGGGTGAGCGCGAACGGCATTTCTGCAATGGCCGACCCGGTCCATGTTGCGGGATAATCGCAGTTGATAGTCGCGATCTGTGTCGCCGTTGTATCCGCATAGCTCGCATACAGCGTTCCATCCCCATGCGACGCGAAGAAGACCTGATCGGATCGGAACTTAGAAGGGTCGAGCCGGTTACTCGTGTTGTTTACGAGCGCAAACGACGGCGAGAGGTCGAACTGATAGTTCTCTACCCCGAGCACTTCGCCCGAGAGATAATGTCGCCGGACCTCGCCGGTAAGGAACTTATAGATGTAAAGTGACTGTGGGAGCCCGCACGAGACCCAGTTGACGCCATCGTTCGCAGGCGTGACGTTGGTATTCCCCTGAAGCGCCTTCCACGTTACGCCGCCGCTCGATACGAGGTTCCCAGCGACATACGCGGTCGTACTGCTCCACGGCGCCACGCCGGAAGCCGACGCCCAGAGATCGACGCTGGATGGGAAATACAGCCAAAGCTCGTACCGGTGCGCCAGCATCCCGAGCGAAGCGCGTTTCGCATTCGCATGCCGCCCCAAGCCGGGAATGTATTCATCAAGGTATTTTCGAACGGCCGTCTGTATTTGCGCCGGAAATGGAACGACGCCGGAACCTTCGGCAAAATAAAGGCCGCTGGCGGAGAGGAAGAAGACGACCTTATTCCACTTCTGAATTGCTGTCCGGCTAATCGCTCCGATCTGCCGGGTCTCCTCTTCGACGCGTGGCTTACTGGCCTGAAGGATCGTAAGCGTCGCGGAGTCTGTCGTAAAGACCCACAGCTCTCCCAGGATAACTTCCATACCCGTAATCGGAGCGAACGGGTGCGCCCTCTCGACCTGAAGCGGAGGCCACTCGGTCGGAGCGTTCGGAAGCGAATAAATGTACTGCGGCGGCTCGTAGTAATTTTTTACCGTCTTCGTCGGCCGCGGAGTAATGCCGCTCGGGTCCGAGTACGCCGGAACGCTGTCGGACGAAACGGCGATCACCGGGTCCGTAACGGGATAGTCTCCGAGCTTAAAATACTTCCTCACGCCACCCGAGTAGCGGCTGACATAGAGCCGGAGCGTCACAATGTCCGGCGTCATGCCGCGTGGAAGCACGAAAAACATCCAGTCGGCTTCGTCGGAGTCGTGAGCGATCGCGGCGTTATTGAGCGTAATATCCGAAAGATCGGATTGATTACCCTGCCCATCGACATACGCGAAGTGGAACGAAATGGTATTGAGTCCGTCGCCCGGTCCGGTGGAGGGAGCGAAATCGGTGCTTGGCGTTAGGTGACTGCTTGGGCTGATACCATTATAGACTTTGCCGTCTAAGTACATTGCAGAGACCGCTGGGCCAGGCGTATCAACCCAGTACGTCGTCTTGGTGTTGCCCAGGACGAGTTTCGTTTGATAATCGCGAACGCGCTGCGCGGAGAATTGACCGACCTCGTACCCATCGTATTGATCGGGGGTGTTGCCAAAATCAATTCCCGTATCCGGAATGTCGTCCGTAAAGACCTGCCCCTGCTTGAGGGAACCGATGTAGCCGTAAGTATGCGGCTCGAAGAGTGGATCGTCAGTGACGTTCTTACTATCGTCCGGCTCGCTGTGTGCGGTACGAAAGATGAGGATTTCTTCCGTCGTGCTCCAGTCGATCGGGAACGTAGTCGCATCGAACATCGTGAGCGGCGCGCCCTTGAACTCGCTCGCGGGGCACATCAGTTTGTACGGCGTAACGTCGCCCGGGAACTTCATAACGGCGGGGTCGCCCCACCCCAGATAACGCGCCGTTGCATAGTATGGCGTTTGCGTGGCAAGCGGCGCGGACGAGGTACTCAGGCTTCGGAACTTCGCCTGAAGATCGAAGAAGTCGTCTTTCGACGGGAAGAGCGTTTGACCGGTCGTGCCCGTATGGACCGTCGTGAATGTGCCGTCGCCATTGCCGATCTGCCAAATTCCAGGCCCAGAGTTATCCGGGTCCCAGGAAGAGAGATCGGAGAGGTCGAACCAGATTTGCGGGTTCGTGTTCGGGTTCGCGATCTGGTCCGGGAATGTTAATACGCCCGAGACAAGCCGACCCGCGATCGGAGGAATATACATCCGGTCCTCAACCCACAAGTCCGCCGAGGGCTTGGAGTTCCGATATACGGTATTGCCTTTCGCATCGACGCTCGTGCGGACCGCGACGAAGCGGTATCCCCACGCGCGGCTCTTCGTGTGGTTGTAGAAGTGCGCGCTTGCCGCATCTTCGGGGACGGCGGGGTCGCCGGCGCCTTTCACCCAGGGCGTCTGCGGCACAATAGAACTATATTCCGGACCGGTCGCGAGGAAGTAGGGCGCGTCGATTGGAACTTTTAAAACTTGGGGATCGCCCGTGATCGGGTCGGGGATGGAGCTGAATACGTGGAGCTGCCCACCGCTCGCTCCGTGAGAATCGTAGAGGTGATCGTCGTTATTAAAGACGAGCAGATCGCCCGTTGTCTTTCCAACGAAAGAGACGGTCAATGGGACCGGCGTAAGGTCCTTGCCAAGCGTCGTGACATTCCACGTCGTTCCGCTCGTGATCGGCGTCAGAACGGACGTGGGCTCGAGACTGTACGTCGCAACGTCATAGACGCTGACAATGAGCGACGTATTGAGCTGGCACACGCCGACCGTCGGCGGCGTAGGTGGCGTCGTCGTCGTGTCTCCCGCGGTAATCGTAGAACTGAGCGTCGCAGTCCAGGAGGTTTCGGCGGCTTTGTCGACGATCGAAAGCGCGACTGCACCCGTGGCGCCATCCCACCACAGCAGGACGTTGTATCGCAGGGTCTTCATCGCGCCCGACGTCACATACTCCACGACGTACTCGCACGTCGCGACGGGAACGCTTCCAGCAGGCATCGGGACGAACCCCGACTCCGGATTCCACGCCCGCGTAATATCGTACTCTTTGATGCCGGTGCGGAGCGTAAGCTCTCCCTCCGACTCAATGCGAAAATTTCGAAGGTCCGTAAACCGGCCCTTCGAAATTGTGGAGGTGTTCGAGTCTAAGTCAAGGCCAGCAAGGGACGGGATCGATTCCCTGTGATATTCCTGGCCGACCTTGAGGGTTCTTGGGTCGAGCGGTGTCGCCATTAAAACAAGCCAGCTAAATTCGGGGGCGGGAGCGTCATCTGTGTGTAGTCGGTCTGGTCGGTCTTCGCGGCGGAAATCGCAGCCTGGAACTGGGACATCGCGAGATCGTATTCATCCCGATGAACTTTGAGGCCACCCGGCGAGCCCGCGAAAATTTGAGCTTTCACGTACTCCTTAATCCCATGCGTCGCGGCGGTGAAGCAGTCTTCCGGACCGCACGACTGCATTTTGTTCGTCGGATCGGCGCCGTACCCAGCCCACTCGTCTTTGTCCGTCGGGCTGTACGGATTTAAATACGGCGCATAGTTAATCGTCAAGTAGCCCGTCGAGAGATCGAAGGGATAGACGAGTAGCTCTTTCCGCGGCGTAACTGCGACGAAGATTTTACCTTGAAGGTAATCGTTCGACGGTGGAATAGGATCGTTTATAGAGGTGCGATTGCTCGCGGCAACACGGTGCAGGTCCTGATACGCCCGCACGAAGACGGTCACGAAATCCGGAGTGTCGGTTGTAAGCGACCAGGTGACTTCGTTGAACTGGCGGAAGCCCGCAGGGAGGTCATAGATGCCGTTCGTATTGTTCGCGACCAACCCGATTGTCGCCGTCCTCCAGCACGCAGAGGTTTCCTGCTGAAGGATGAACTGGGCGGTCGACATCCATTGCATCGCAATGACACTGTTCAACCACGCCACCGGCACAACCTCTTTCGTTTCTGTTCGCGCCTGCATATAAATTTCAAACCACGTCATTTTGGAACGTTAGGAAGTGGTGGGAATTTCTGCGCCGTAGAGCCGGAGAGGCGTGTTGGCGTCTCGGATCGCATTAATCGCGTCGCTTAACGTCTGGAGACCTTTCGAGACATCGCTCGGGTTATCGACGAGGAGGTTGTGGCGGAGGCGCGCTAACCGGACCGCTTCCAAAATAACCGGCTGCTCGAAGGTCCACGGAATAATTGCGAAGTGTCCGTTCCCGGGGTCCGTGATTTCCGTCGTTTCGTCGTCGATGAATTGAAACGTCCAGATGTAGTGAAGCGTAACGCTCATCACCGACTGCGGCCGGAGTTTGAGCACGGTCGTGTCGATGCGGCACACCGGATTCGCGGCCGTGCCGCCCTGGAACGGATTGTTGGCGACGTTAATGTATTCGCGATGCCCAAGAATGCGCGCAGCTCCCTCTTTCGCACCGCTTACTTCGACCAGGAGGCCCTTGTAGAAGTCGGTGGGAAGATCGAAAGTCCCTTCGTTGGTCGTCTGCGAAGCCTGGGCGATGGTAACCGACTTCGTGTAAAAAGTCTGGTCGGCTCGAAGTGCGATCGGGTAATAAAATTGCAGCGCCTTATTCACCAACTGCTTTGCGGTCGGCTGGTCGAGGCTAACCGCGGTGGCCGTGTGCTTACAGCGAATAAGCACCTGGTAGATCATGTTGTCGAGAGTCATGGGAGCTTTTTAGACGGAGCCGGACGACTCGGTGCGAGAATTCAGCATTTGGTTATCAAAGAGGCCCTCGTAGAATGCCTTGTTCTGCGTAAGGACCTCCGCGGCCTGCTGCTGCGTGAGGAGGTAAGCTTTCTCTTCGGGAAGAAGCTGCTCTAAGGTGTATTCAGCGGCAAGTTGATGGATCGCGCTCTCCGACTGATACGGCATCGTGTCGTACGTCGCGTCGGGAATTGTCGAGCCGAACATCTTCGGCTGACGCGGGTAGTAGCCCAGCGTAATCGTCAGGCCCGAGGGCAGCGTGTTAACTTTCTGGTTCTCGAAGAAAATCGAAGGCGACGTGTTGGACGCGAGACAATAGGGATTCGTCTTTCGCGTACCGATTTCTTCCGTGTCGATGTACGAGAGAGGATACTCCACCCCATTGTTGACGTACACTGCGTCGTTGGCGTAGGCCGTGAAGTCGGACGGGAGCGACGCTCCGTCGGCGATAGAAATGTACTTTCTAAAATCCGATTCGTTAGCGATGACGTAGGTCCTCCAGACGTAGTCGCGAGCGTACTCTACGTTCGCGTCAATCAGGGCGTCGTCGTATTGAATGTCCTGCGCGAAGGCCATGAGGAGGGTCTTAACTTTCGCGCGACGCTGACCCTTGTTATAAAGGCTTTGAGCTGGCATAGGGCAAGGGAATTAAAGTCGACCGCCGGGGATGAAGTCTTCTGTCATGAGCGCTTTATGCACCCAGTCGACTCGGATTTCGTCGTAACCTGCGGGCGGCAGGATGGGGAGATCGGCCTGAAAATTTGCAAGTGTGGGCTCCGTCAGAAGCGTAAGGCCGATGGCGTTCCCCGAGAAGACAACGGTTCCCGAAACGAAGGAATAGAACGCGGCGTCGTCGGAGGTTACGTCCGCCATTTGATAATACATGGCGGGATCGACGGGGACGGCCGGGACCCAGAGACTGTCGCCTACGTTCCTTTGAATCGCCGCGCCGAGAACTTTGACGGTGTTGCTTGGTAGTACGGCTCCATTGCTATACGTAGCGACAGTGATAGCCGTACTGCCAATAGCTTCAAGTTCCTCGGGAGGAATCTCGCGTAAGAGCTGACAACTGATTTCATAAAGGAGGAGCTCGACGTCAGCCGGGTCCCAGTACGGATTGAACTCTTCGTTCTCCGACGGCGTGCTGAACAGTTCGGCTTCGCGCTCGCGCTGCGCGATCGAGTCTTTGAGGTCCGCCCAAGTTACTTGCGGCATTTAGGTGAACGAGAGAAGTTTGCGCTGGAACTCTTTATTGAAATAATTCCACCGGTCGACCGCGTCCCGATCTTCCTGCGCCACAAGCTCGCGGCAGGCGAGCGTTTTAACCAAGTGATAAAAACCATCCGGGAACGGCGTGAGCGTCGCGCCAGAGTTCCCGATCGCCGGCGGGAGGGACCAGTAGACCATCGTGTCGGCCGACCCGTACGCCAGCCCCCCTTTGACGTAAATGAAGTTCGGGCCGAAGCTACCGCCGCGTGTGCGAAAGGCATCGCCGATGCCGACTGGAACTTTAGGAACGAACTGATACGGGGAATTCTTATATCCGCAGAGGCAGTACCAATAGTCCGAGGGGACGGCCGTGCCGGCGCCGAGCGAGGCGGTGACGGCAGCCGTTTTGAGTAGGCGTGCTACAATAACGTCCGGCGTATGTGGCGCGTGGATCATCGCGCGGCACAGATCAGCCTGCGCGACGGTCAGCGCTCGTGCGATGCTGGCGTCCGTATAGAAACGGGCGGAGGTGGAGGCCCCCCGCCCGGCATCGTTCAGCAAATATCGCGCGCGGGAAATTAAGTCCGTATCGAGCACGGCGCGGAATTATTCTTGCGGGAGGTTGACTTCCGGCATGGCGATCGCGCTCACGCCATCTACCGCGTTAACAGCAAGGAGTGGATTCTCGGAGAGAACTTTTTTACGGGCCTCGATCTCCGTTCGAGCCGCTCGATCGCGACCCAGGCGAGCCAGGTCCCTTGAATCCTCATTCGTCACTTCGAGCAGGTCGAAGAAGAGGCCGTAGGAGGGGTCGACGATCAGCGCACGGACGATGTCTTCCGACTTGAAGCCATCGCGTACCGCCTGATTCACGTCGGTCCGACACGGGAGCTTAAAGACATAAATCTTCTCCTCGTGCCCGAACATATTGTCTTTCGTGAGGACCGGCTTCGAGAGCGCCACCTGAATACTTCCGCAGTCCGGCGAAGTGGTCTCATCCGTGATAGTGCGACCCGAAGGGGCCTGGAACGATTCGCGCTTGACGGTGCTGATCGGAACAATGAGCGCCCGCCGAAACGGAAGGTCGTCGTCCTGATCGAACTGCGGAGAGGCGAGGGCCGCGGCCTGTTCGCGCGCCGCTTTGGTGACGCGTTTATTGCCGGCTAATTTGCTTGGCATAGGGTAACTTTTTAGTGTGGGGATTAAAAAAGAGGGTGGGCCTCCAGGGACGGAGGCCCAGCACCCTCAGAGCGAAGACCTTAGTTGGGGTTCTTCAGGATCGCGTGCGAGGTCGCAAAGCGAGCTTCGACGCCATAGCGCGAGCTGAGCGCGATCGAGTGACCGGCCTGACGCGGGAGCGAGGTGTCTTTCACCTCCATGAAGTTCGGACCGAACTGGCGGAGCCAGATGAACTTCGGATCGACGACCAGGATGCCGTGCTTATACGGCGCGACCTCCCAGAACTCCTTCTCGAGCATTACGAGAATCTTGAAGTTCCCGAAGAGCGTGTACTGGGCGATGTCAATGCCGTAGGCTTGACGGCCCATCTGAAGCACGCGGACCTTGTCCTTTACGAACTGGTTCAAGTCGAGCGCGGCATCCGGACCGAACAAGCCGATCTTCGTGGAGCTACCCGAATACTTGTTGTTCCAGACGGCCGTGCGAAGGAACGTGTCGAACTTCGACTCCGTAAGGGAACCCGAGAACGTTTGCACGTTGCCAGGATCGACGGTGTTGATGACGCCACGCGTACCGCGCAGAGTACCAGTAAAGGACCCGTTGACGCTGGCCTGGGTATATCCAGTCGCAACGAAGTATTGTCCGAAGAGGACGTTGCGCTCCATATCGCAGCGGAACTGCGTGATGGCCGCCTCTTTGTCCATCTGGAACTTATTGCCGTAGTACGTCGGCGAGTACATCATTTCCTCGGTGATGTCGACCGAATAGGACGTCGAGGTAATGCTGTTGCTCTTGAAGGTCGGGCGCGTACCGCGGGCATCCGGGTAGTAGCCGCCTTCCACGAGGATGTTCCCACAGGAGACGAGAGTGTAAGGACCCGTGACCGCAGCGATATTGCTTCCCGTCGGGAAAAGCATGAGCGTCACCGTGGACGTGGTGCTCGTGCGGCTTACGACTGCGTGCGTGACAAAATACTGTCCGCTGGTAGCCTCGAAGAATGCGTCGCCAACGACGACGGTGGGCGAAGAGACGATGACGTTCTCCGTCGGATTGCCTCCGACGATCGAAGCGGTCACGACGTTCGTGCCGTAGTCATACTGTTGTTCCTGCCACTCGAAGGTCGTTTGGCTGGTTGGCTTCAGCCGGCCTTTGGTCTGGGACAGGAACGAGGTTAAAGGGGAGGACTCACGATCGTAAGTCGTGACGTCTCGGGCAACTTCACGAATGAGGTCGTTGCCACCGAGAGAAAACGTGCCAACCGTCGACACGCTGGGCGTGCCAATAAAATTAGCCATAGGTGGTAGCTGGGACTAAGAGAGTTGAATGGCCGGCGCGGGAGGATGCGCCCGCCAAAGGAACTATTGTGCGGAAGCAAGGAGCTCTCCGATCGCGCCGAAGACACCGTCGTCTTCGTGGACGGCTTCCGAGGGGACGGCGTTCGTCGCCACGGGGCCAGCGCTGATCGGAGGGTTAGGTGCCACGTCCAACTTAGATTGTGCGAGCGTGGGAATTTCCGGAGCCGCTTTCTTTGCCGTAAATGCGCTCAAGTCTGCCTTGAGGACGATGAGCGACATATCGTTTTCAGAAATCGGATTTTTCGAGAGCCACTCGCGATCGGTGACGTTGACTTTTAAGCCAAGCGCCGAAGCCGTGAGCGCCGCGCCCAACTCCTTCTGTTGCTCGGGGGTGAGCGTAGAGGGATCGAACTTACGCTCGGCAAGAAGATACGTATGAGCGTTTTTAAGAAGCGCCTCGTTCTTTTGCAGCGTGGCCGTCGCCGAAGCGCTGGCTTCGTTGCGTTTACGAGCCTCTTCCTCTTCGGCCGCACGTTGCTTTGCAGCTTCTTCTTCGCGTTTCGCGCGATCTGCTTCGATCGCGTCCTGGGCCCCTTTCGCGCTGACGTGGTAGAGGTGTTTCCCATACCATACGTCGTACTCGGGGGTGCCTGGGGTGAGGTCGTCGGGCTGGTCTTGTAGATAGTATTCTACGGAGCCCGGTTGTGGCTTGGAGGGGGTGGCCGGTGTCACAGGGGCCGGGTTCACACCCAGCGCGGCCTGCGCCGCTTGCAGCGCCTTCTGAGGATCGTTCGTGCGGTTGAGCGTAACCAAATACGCGCTCGCACCCGGGTCCTTGTCGGCAAGATCGAGCCAGCCTTTCGCCTGCGCGATCGTCTGCTTGTCGGCAGCGACTTTCTCCTTCTCTTTATTTAGTTCACCTACCCGCTCGTCGTACTTCGCTTTGAGTAGCGTTCCGCCGATGACCTGATGCCACGGGGCGGTCGAGCCGTCGGGAAGTTTTACGAGCTGGTGCGGATCGATCGAGAGGGCCTGAGCCGCCGTCTCGACTTTATTTCCCTTGTCATCGACAACGGAACCGTCCGTCTGTTGGGTGAGCGTTGTGGTTCCCGCGCCTGCTTCGGGCGTGGTTTGCGATTTCGTCTCTTCGGCCGTCGCGGATTCATTCGAATTTGTCGCGGGCGTTGGTTCAGATTTCGCTGGCACGTTTGCGTCGGTGCCGGACGCGGTCTTTGCTTCCGGGGCTGGGAGCTTATCGTCGGTGAAACCACCCGACATGAGCTCGCCTATCGCTTGTCCGGGATCGACCTCTTCAAAAACATTCTCCATAAAGGGGACTACGTGTGGGTGTGGGAGCCTTCATCGCTGCGACGTATCCACGCGGGGGCCGCGGTTTCGACGAAGGCGGGTTGGGGTTATATGTAAGAGCGGCGGAGGAGCGCGACCCCCTCCATAATAAGAGTCCCCACAAACTCTACGTTTACGCGCTTGCGCCGCATAAACTTTTAAAGCTCCATCAAGCTATACCCAACGCTGTACGTATAGCTGGAGCCATCCACGTGTGTCACTTGAATTTGGAACCGCGGGGGGACAACGCCGGAGGTCGCCTGCTGGACCGATCCCGATGCACTGCTGCACCCCGGTCCAATTACGTACGCATAGGTGCCGGTTGCCGTGACGGCGGTAGGGAGGGCGTTCAACGCAAACCCGTTACCACTGATGGGATCGATTCCCAGAATCTGCACTTTCAGGCCGCCGGTTCCGGAGGCCGCAGTGACGTTGAGATAGACGACCATCCCCAGCACCCCGCGAGGATTCGCCTGGGTCGCGGAGGTCGTCGTTGTCGTGCGGGTAGCGAGCGGAAGGCCGCTTTGTGTGCTAATCATTTAACTCGAAGTGCGTTTGATGGACCGGTTTGCGTTATCTTTGGCGGTTGGGACGCCGGTGCTCGACTTACCCTGATGGCCTCCGCCACCACGATCTCGTTCCCACGAAGGAGTGAGGTCGTTCTGATGCTCCTGCGCCATATCGAGAATCTCCTGGCGGAGCATTGCATGAAACGCGTTGTCGGACGCGACGGCAAGCGGTTCGGCTTCGACGCCGGCCGCCTGTAAGAGCGTGGCCTGCGTCGCGGGGCCTTCGGGGAGTTTTCCAGTCAGCGTAATCGATGGCATATTGCGCGCTGCCAAATCCGCGAGACGGCTCTTCACCATCGCCTGCATGATCTGGACCTCGAGCTTCTTCATGTCGCGCGACTGCTCGAACTGCTGGATTTGCTGCTCCATCTGGTTTTGCGCCTGGAGCCGCGCGTCCCGATTCTGGATAATCTTCGTCTTGTCTTCGAAATCGATGTCGGACAAATCCAAAATGACTTCGGCCGCATCCATCGCGAGGTCGGGAACCTGACCGAGTAACTGCATCAGGCGCGAAAGGCGTGCGTCACGTTCTGTCGGGCTCGCGACCACTTCGCTGACAATGATGTTGAATTTCATGTCCTCAATGGATTTTACTCCGTAATCGAGGATGGAATGGAACTCCGGATTACTCGCCTCATCCGTCACCATCATCTGAACCCCTGGGTCCAGGAACTGTGAGTAGTAAAGAATATCCTCTGCGACTTGTTTATTGAAGCGCCGGAGCGCATCGAAGGCGGGGATATTCGCAAGCGACGCTTGCGATCGTAAAAACTGAGCGTTGCGTCCACTTTGTCCGGCGAAAGCTTCTTGGCCGATCGCATTGGGCCCTCCGAACTGCTGCTCCATGTCTCCGGAGACGATGCCGAAGAGCGTTTGATGGAGCGTGCCGGGTACAGGCGGCGCTGCGTGGTGGACTACTTCGCTCAAGTTCTTGCCAGCGGCGCGCGCGCCATTCACGAGCAAGACTTGGTTGGGGAGGGTGAGCGTTGCTTTGAGCTGGTCGTCCGATATTTTTTGTGGTACGGCATCCCGGTCGACAAGGGTAAGCCCCTTTACGCCGGACGCCATTTGGTCGATGAACGACAGGATGCGGTTACGCATGCGCTGGTCGTCCTTGCCATGCTCGAAGTAGCTCGTTACCTCGCCATCGTAAAACTCTGGGATGTAAAATTTATATGGGTATCGATCGACGGTCGAGGTCGTGACGCGGAGGAGCTGGTCCCCCACGAAGATAAATTGATCGATCACCGGCAGCGCGACCTGACGCGGAGCGCTGATGCGCGGAACCATTCCATAATACTCGACGACGCCGGACTCGTAGTATTGCCGCATAAGCTTATTCGCTTCGTCGGCGGCCTGGTTCGGGGTGTCGTAGTAGTAGGAGGTGCCGCTGTACCCGTCGCGAATCAGCCACTTGGTGGCAAAGCGACGGCGATAAAATTCGCGCTTAAAAACAAGGGCGCCGTATGCGCGCTTGATAAAGGGATCGAAATACGTCGAGTAGTTGTCCTTGCGGCCGGCCGGAGCGTGAATCTTCGGGCGGATCATGGTGTATATGCTCTCGTACCCCGTCGCGCCGGTCAGTTGCCCCGACTGCCCCCAAATCTCGTCGTGCCATTCGGGGAACTCCGCGGCCAGCGACGCCTTGTCGACGAAGTAGCCGCGCCACAGGTTCGACGTGTTCTGAAGGGAACCGTTCTGCGCGCTGTGGATGTCCCACATGAATTCCTGGGGGCGGTGCCGGTGCAGCGTGATTTTCCCAAACGGATCGTACGGGTCGAGACCGACACCGCACACGCCAACGCCGCCGATGATACCGTCGCGAAAGATTTCGCTTTCGATCGCGTCCCAGTCGTTTGTCTGGGCGACCCATCGGAGGATATGGTTCATCATATCCGCCTTACCCTCGGCGAGTTTATTTGCGGGGATCGCTCGCCAGTCGGTGCGCTGGCCCACCTGCTCGCCTAAGAGCGATAGGATGAAGCGCCGCATCACGTTGCTCACGTAAGGCTTGCGGCCTTGCGCGATAATTGCTTCCCTGTCTTCGCGAGTCCATTGGTGCGAGAGAAAGAAGTCGACGTTCTCCTGATGGACTTCGGCGCGGGCTTCAAACCAGAAGCCGTGCAGGACCTCGAAGTTCTGCATTTCGCGGCGGACAGTCGAAGAGAGGTCCTGAGCGAGCCCTTTTAGTTCACTATAGTCCGGACCGCCATTAAGGGAAACGAGGCCCGCTTCCTCCGCAAGCGACTGGACCAGCCCCGGTTGAGCCTGGGCGGTCTGAAGGTTAAGCTGCTCTTCTTTTTCGAACGCGCTAAGAACTTGCACGCGGAACGTGGGGAGAGGGACGGGCGCGCGAACGCGTCGCGCGAGAGGGGACCGTCGTTAATTAGTCGCCGAACGGCAGACCGAAGATCGTGTGAGCGCCGGGAGTGGGAACCGGGGACTGTGGCGCAGCAGGGGCGGACGGAGAGACGGGCGTAGCTGCCGAAGGGTCCGCATGCGATTTCCAGTCTTCCATCGGGCTCGATGGGGTACGGGATGGATCGCTGTCGTAAGTCGCGGCCGGACCGTTCCAGTAGTCCTGGAACCGCGTGCCGGCGTTCAAGATCAGACCGAGCCGACTATAACCAGCCTTCGTGTTTTCATCGATCGTGGGGTCCGAGAGTCGCCCGTTGATATAGTTACCGTAAAAATCATGGTTCCGAACGTCGAAGGGGTTATCCACCTTCACGCCACCCAGCATCTGATTCGTAGCGCTCGTGACGTTAGGCCCGAAGCCGCCGTATTGCGCTTGCAGCAGGACCTTGGAGTGAGCGAGATCGAGGCTCTTGTTTGCCGCGTCGAGCTCCGCCTGCTTAGCTTTAATTGCAGCATCGAGCTCTTTCGCCTTCGCAATATCGCCCTGGTCCAGCGAAGCGGGGTCGATGGCTTTGCGCTGGGCGCTGAGGTCTTTCAGGTCGGCGGAAAGCCGCCCAGAAGTATTCGCCGCCGACTGATACGCCGCGGCGTCGTTCAACGCCTCATTAGAAACGTCGTCTCCAACGGCGGGGGGCGCCGTTTTAGTAGCGACCTCAGCCTGCTTCAGCTTGTACTCCGCGGCCGCATTCTGTCCGCCCCACGCCTCGGAAAGCTGGGTTCCCGTATGCGCGCTCTGAGCCGCAGGCGTTAATTTTGGAACGAACGAAAGGGCTGTGAGATTCGGGGCGGCCGCATTCGGGTTCCCCATTTCGTCCCCGATGTAGTTGAGCAGGATCGACGCGCGTTCGCGGTCGGCCGGATCGGCGTCCTGATTCAGTGCCGTTTCTTTCAGCGGCGCAGCGGCGAGCTGGAGCGCTTTGACCGTATCTTCGCGCTGACTTTTGATGTCTTCGTGCGCGAGCGTTAACTTTTTAAGCGCGTCCTCGTGCTCTTGTTTCGCCTGCTCGAGCGTCCGCTTGTTGGCGAGCGCGTTCGCCTGCTCCGACTCCTCTACTTCGTTGTCGGCCTCTTTTTGAGCCGCCGCCGCACCCAGCCTAAAAGAGGAAAGAAACGCGTTGGCATTTGCTTCACGCTGGGCGTCGTCCGTTTTAAACGTAAGAAAGGACATGCAGGGAAGAGAAGGACGGGAGGGAAAATTGGAAGCAGACTATCGGCGGTCTGCCAGCGCACTCGTAACGGGGACGGGATTCGAACCCGTGACCTTCGGCTTATGAGGCCGACGAGCTGGCCGCTGCTCTACCCCGCAATAAAAAAAGCCCACAAAACTCTCTGCGAATTTTGTGGGCTCGAAGAGTCGCGGGTCTGGCCCGCTATCTCTTGCTTAAATAATACAACGGCGAATGTTTAAAAATAGTTCGCCTCAGTGGTCGCCGATGCTATGCTCGCGAGCGGCGCGATCGATGTTCGCTTTTACTTCGGCAGCCTTGTCGCCGAGCGCCGCGCGGTTCTTCGGCATTCCGATGTACGACTCGGCGGCGCGGATATGTTCATCCGTATCGATCGGATATTTATGGTCTGCCGGGTCCGCGAACTTTACGTCGCCATATTTCTTCTCACCTTCATCGGCGCCGTCGTGCCCATGAAGGTCGTGAATCGTGTAACCTTGTTTAGCCGCCATTTATGACGCTGCGGGTGTATCGGTGGGAGCAACGGATAGATCGGCCGGGGGAGCGGGCTCGGAGGGGGCCGAGTTCTCAGCCGGAGCCGGTGCGTCGCTCGATGGCGCGGGGAGATCGGCAGGCGGCGACGCAGGTTCTGCCGGCGAACTCGTCGGATCGCTTGCCGGAGCCGGAGCGACATCGTCGTTCGTCCATTCGGCGATCACGCGCGTATTCGAGACTTTCACCATCGTGTTCGTGTCCGTGTCGAGCACTCGTTCCTCGTACTCCTCTACGAGCTGGGCGGACGCCTGTTCGGCTAAACTCAAAAAGTGCTTGACGGATTTTTCACCCGTCACCGGGTCCGGGACAACAGTTCCCTTCACCATCGCGTCGAACTCGTGGGAGGCGATGACGGAGTTAAGAGGGTTATAGGTCTGCGACTCGGTCGCGCCGAGCGGGGTGTGGACAATGTAGATCATTCTGGGTCTTGCTTGTTGATAGTGACGCCTTTCTTATTGGCTTTGAGGACGTAGCGTTTCGTCGTCCCCAGATCGCCCTGCGTCGTATGTGTGATAGCTATTTCTGTGGCGTCTTCGAAAATATATTCGTGACGCCCGATCCTGAGCCGCACCTGCGCTAAGCGTTTAAACGGCCCATATCGATGCTCGTCCGTAGACAGTCTGCTCATAAATTCTTTCGTAGGCTCCTTCGGCGCGCGGGCTGTTGTACCCAGCCCCGTAGCTCGACTCCGGCGGCACGTAGTCGGAGCGGCCGGCAGCCATATAGAGATAGCGAAGCGCGTCCGATTCGTCGTCGCCTTCGCCCGGAGGATATTCCCCCGTGGTCTTTTTCACGTCTTCCGGCCGACGATCGTCATGCTGGAGCTTTCTAATGCTACTCCAGAGAAAATGAAGATCATCGAAAATTCGAATCTTCGGTTTCTTCTTGAGCCGCGTGACGACATTGCCGTCCCGATCGCGGTCCTCCTCCTGCTCGTAATGGAATCCTTCCAGGAGTGCCTGCCATCCAGCGATTCGGTCGTTGTTGGCTTTTAAGAGGCGGAAGCTCCCGATCTCGTCCTCGGCGTTGTAAATCTCACCGGGTGTGCGATTCCCCTCGAGAGAACCGTCCGTTTTCCACATCGAAGGATCGCCGACCGCGACGAGGAACTTATCTAATTCGAATCCCGTCTGGGCGATCCGGTGCGCGATCCCTTCTTTATTCTGGAGTGGGGAGCGCCGGACCGCACTATAATCCATCCCGACCCATAGGGTGCCATCGAAATCGACGCGAGCGGCGATCGCCGCGCACGGGTGGGCGTAGCCCTGGTCGACGGCAAGGAATGAGTTCCATTCCTTCGGCATTTCGAACCGCCTGACGAGGTGGACGTCGGGAACGAGGTCGTAGAACTGACCTTCGAAAACATCCCAGTGGCCGTAGAAATAAGCGTCGCGCAGCTTGGGCGGCTTTTTGTACAGCGCGTCCAGGTACTGCGCGGGGAGGGTCGGGTTGTCGATCGGAAGGGCCTGAATAAAATAGTGCCCTTTACTGACGTACCCCGTCTCCGGATTCTTGCGCGGTTTATCGCGTTTATCCGGGTCTACGAAACGGCGACGTACCCACGCAGCGCCAACGCCGGTAGGATTTGTAGCGCAAAGTATTGGAGAGTGTTCGATGCCTGGCCAGCGCAAGCGTGTCGCAAGAAAGTCGTACTCAGACTCTTCAATCTCGGTGACTTCATCAATCGCCGCCATCGCGAACTCGACGGATTTGTACTTATCGGGATCATCTAAATTTCGGAACTGAATAATACCGCCCCCATACTCGGGGTAGAGGCGGTATTCGTTGGACTTGCCGTGAAAATACCCGAGCCACTTGGGGAAGTGCCGCTCGATTTCTTTTAGGTGCCGATCCTCGATGGCCTTATACGTCGAGCAGAAAAGACCAACGCGCACATTCATGTGGCCTTCGGCGGCACGATCGAGAAGGAACTTTACGCAAGCCCAGCGCAGAATCCACGACTTCCCCGAACCCATACTGCCGCCGTACAGCACGGCGTCGTACATATCCATCGCGCGCAGGAACTCGACCTGCTTCGGAAGGACGATCCGTTCGCCGGGCTTGATCTCGTATTTCGTTCCGCCTGAATCGCGAACGAAGAGCGAGATCTTTTTTGTATTGTAGAGCGGCCAGACGAGAGACGCTAAATCAACGTTCGTCTCGCTGGTCTTCGGATTGAGAATTATCATCCGGGACGGGTTGTGGGGCGGGAACCGGAGCGCCGACGTCAGGGAGGGCGAAGTTCAGCGTCGGCTTATCTTGCTTCTTGGGGGCTTCCTGCTGGGCAGCCTTCCCCATCGTAAAGTTGATGTAATCAACTGCGGCCTGGCGCGCGACCTCGGGCTTTACCTTCGAGTCGTCGGCGATTTCGTAGAGCCGGTCGAAGCAGCGTTTCAGCTTCGTCTTCGAAATCGCGTGCAGCCGCGCCTCCTCGAAAACATCTTCGATGGTTGCGTCGGGGTCCTTGCGAGGGCGGCCGGGCCCGCGCTTGGGTGGGCCTTCGGGAGAAGGCCCTTCGTCTTCGATCGGCTCCTCGTCAAAGACAGGAGCCTCAGCGTCGCTCATTACGCGGCAACGGAGAAGAGGAGCCACTCGGAGTTTTTGCCGTCGTAGATCAGACCTACGCATCCGGCGCCGGTGGTCGCGACGGTGTTACCCAACAGGTTAATTTGATTCCCGCTCTTGGAGCTGGAACTTCCCTTGTCGGTAATCGTCATGGCGTTGGAGGTCGTGTTATACAAAATCACGATTTCGCCATCACGGCCGCTGGCAATACCGTCGATCGAGAATGCGCCCGTCGGACCGCTGATGCGGACGAGCGACTGGTCTGCGCCGTCAATGTCGTGGTTGGCGCCGTTTGCCAGCGTAATCGTAACTGGCCGAGTTTGAAGTTTCATTTTGGGAGGAGGAAGGTCGAGTTAAGAGTGGACGTTATCTTGAGGATAGCCGAAGTCGCCGTCAGCCGGCTCGCCAGCGTTGGTGTCTTCGATCGCACTTTGGGCTCCCGGCTCATCGAGCCATTCGGAGGCGCCTCGCGCAACGGTGGGAGCTGAAGCCGATATATTGAACGGATCGACAGCTTCCTTGTGGCCGGCCGATTTTGGGACCGACACAGGGACAAGAGGGTCGTTGGACATGGAAACTTTAAAAAGAAAAGGCCCCGTGAGGGCGGGGCCTGGAAACTATTTCTACGACGAGAAGGGGCTTCATCCCGCACCCGAGTTCTTCACCCACGGCGTCCAATAGTAGCTCGGTAGAAGGTCGTCTACCTTACCATGAAGACCGCCTTCGCGATACCGGCGATGCTCGGTCGCGCGCACGTAGGAGTCATCCCGATAAGCAGAATCGACCCAGTGCATAAGCGAGTCGTAGGAACTTGGGGCCGACGGACGCGCGTGGTGTGTGCGATGGCCGTGTAGCCGCGGCGACGAAAGAAGCGCGAAGATGAGCAATAAACTGTTCATGCTCATCCTTAACAAAAAAAATCGTGCCAGAATTACTATTATTTCACCGGCTCTTTAACCGTCGTCGCAGGCGTATACTGCGGCTGGCCGGACTGTGGGTCGACCTGGAACTGATCGGGATTGCTGAACGGATCGGCGGCGATGAAGCCGGGGCGCGGCTGGACGCGGGGGGTTCCTGGCTGCGGGCGCTCATCGGCGGGGAGCGAAGCCATGTCCTGGGCGTGGGCGGCCTCCAGGACGTCGGCGTCCGAATGTAAGCCCTCGCCGAACGGGTGCGTGATGCCGCGGTCGGGATGTCCCTCGGGGAATTCTTTGACGCCCATACCCTTCACGTCCGCGTTATCCGGATCGTAGTATTCCACGCCGGCGCCAACGGGAAGCTTTTTCTCGTCGTCAGTCATGCCGTATCCATCCGTCCCATGCGTGCGCGTGCGTGTGCGTTCGACTTTGGGTTCCGGGGCCGGAGTAAGAACGCCGCCCTGGGGACGGGCTGGAGGGTTCCCGCCGCCGTCATAAGCTCCAGAGTCTCCGGAGTCGCCGGACGCCGGCATAGAGTTAATGTGGTCGTCGTGAGAGTAGGTCTCGAGTAAAGTACCTGGCATTGGTAAAAGCTATATAGCGGAAAGAGGGGAAGAAAAGGTGGGGGACCGCACGCCTTCGAAGAATCGTGCGTATTAAATATAACCCCAAAACTCACAAAAAGAGTCCCATACTCAGGATTTCTCAGAATTCATAAAAAAAATTTGAGTAAGTCGGAACTACGCTGAGTTTGTCTGAGTTATACTCTCCGAATCGACAATATGGGCGTCGGAAACGCCGATCGTCCACAGCGGGACTTCACTTAACTAAAGACTATATGAAGCGCAAATAACCCCTGCCCCAACGACAGCGATTGAATAGGTACGAGCGTGCAGCTCGAAGCAGGTCGCGGGTCGCTCGGCGGAAGGAAGAGTTGCGAAGGATACGGGCCGCGTTCTATCGCGCCTGCCCGTGCGGCGAAAGCGATCCTGCCTGCCTCGACTTCCACCACAAGGACCCCAGCCTCAAAGTCGCCCCGATCTCCGACATGATAACCAACTGCGTTTCGACGGAAGCGTTCCTCGCGGAGCTGAGTAAATGCGTCTGCATTTGCTCGAACTGTCATCGGAAGCACGAAGCGGAAAAGCGGGGATACCGAACGGCCGACTACACACTTAAAACCGAATTCGAGTCCGAGAGTTTCGATCACGAAAGCGAGGTGGAAGAGTAACGTTTTTTTTGGGCGCCGTAGCTCAGTGGGTTAGAGCGTCCAGGGCCTCTGAGGGGATGGAATCGCCTCACGCCACTGGAAGGCCGCGGGTTCAAGTCCCGTCGGTGCCCCCAGCCATAAGAAGAACGGAAGTAGTTCACGCCAACTCTCACCGGTGTGAGCATCAGTATGCAACACTCAACCCAAGGTCTCTCACCTTGGTGCGGGCGCCTGAAGGCAAGGCGAGGCACAGGGTTTTTCTTTCATGTTTCCCTGTACAAGCGGGTTCGATCCCCGCCGCTCGTGCGATGAAAGTTATACGAATTAAGGGCTTAAAGAAGAAGCGGCCGCTCCGGTGGCTCGTGACGATCCCAGAGAACCCGATGCTAACGAAAGCCATCCAGGCGACGCAGCGGACGGCGTATCGCAGGGGATACTCGCGCAAACAATCGACACAGTTCGCGCTGAACTTATTTAGCTCCGAAGTGCGGCGCGCGCTCGGGGCGCTGGAGCCAGCGACCAGCTAAAGCGTGACGTTCCGGCATACGTCCCAAGCGAAGGCGTGACGACGCTTCGCTTAAAACGCCGGGTTGGGGTGCAGGCGGATGGGCCGGCGCGGGCGAGGTTCGAGTCCTCGGCACCTCTCTATTTTCTTTGTCAACCGAACCGTTGACAAAAGTTCACAAAAACCAAGCTATACATTGACAAGGTCTTATGGAAAAGCGAGCGTTTAAACGGCAGATTTTACGCAACGAGGCGGCGTGCCCCAGGTGCGGGGAGGTGCTAACGTCGCATAGAGTCACCGTTATGCACCGGTGTGCCTGCGGGAACCTGTTCGTGGGCGGCGGAAAACTCCTGATCGATCGGCATAGCCACATCGGGCCGTATGTCGAAATGAGTATTTGTAAGGTAGTCCCGGCATGATCGCGGTCCTACTTCTCCTTCAATGGTTCCTTCGCCGGCGCGACGAACGGGCGCTTGGGAAGAACTACGATTGGTCGGGAATCGACGTATGAAACATCCACTCCTCTGCTTTATTGACCTCGAAACGACGGGGACGAACTTCGAGCGGCACGCGGTCACGCAGATCAGCGGGACGATCGCGGAGCTTATCGAGGGGAGCGTTGCGCCATCGAAGACCTTCGACTTTTTGGTGAAGTCGTTCGAGGGTGCGGAGATTTCCGAACAGGCGCTCGAGATCACGGGGAAGACGCGCGAAGACTTAGAGGGACATTCCGATGCCAATGAGGTCTATCGCGACTTCGTGAAAATACTCGGGCGCTATTGCAGCAAGTTCAACAAGACGGAAAAGTTCTGGCTCGTCGGCTACAATGCGCGGTTCGACTACGACTTCCTGCGAAAATTTTTCGAGCGCCAGGGCGATAAGTATTTCGGTTCGTGGTTCTGGTTCCCGCCGATCGACGTCATGAATATGGCGGCCGAGCGGCTGATGAAGGAACGCCACGCGATGCTGAACTTCAAGCTGGGAACCGTGGCCGATAAGCTGGGGGTCGAGGTGCCAGAGCGACTTCATGACGCGTCGGTCGACATCGCGCTCACGCGAGCTATCTACGACAAACTAAGGCAATAACCATATGACAGCACAGTATATCACGACAGCGCTTAAAAGCATTCATCTTTCGAAAGCAGAGTACGATGAGCTCGTAACAACGGCACGAACGAGGCTGCGGGAAACAATGTCGGACGTACAGATAACACAGCCACTCGCGGACGGATTCGTTCTTGGCTATTCTATGATCGCCGGCACCGAGGTCGTGCCGCTGAGATACGCCGATCCGGACCTGATCGCGAGATACTGTGTATTCGAGACTCCGGGCGAGGTTCTGCGAGAGGCGCGGGAGCGCGAAATTCGCCGCAAAGCCAGCTTGGTGCGGAAGCGGATTTTGAAGGAGGAAGGGTTCGAAGAGTATGAACCCGGCCCGCAAGACCTCGTCTACACGGCCTCGTTTAAGCGCGGAGAGTGGGCGCCGCTGTGTGGGAGACACGATGGCGTTATTCCCTGGTACGTATTCCCCAGCAGCGCAACACGGGACCGGTTCTTTCGACTCATGGGGCCGGAACTTAAAGACTTGGTGTGACGGAGGGATTTTATCGCGCGATCTTTTCGCGGAATTCTGTAAAATACTGGGATGAACTTTGCGCGGTCGTCCCAGACCTCAGACCCAACTTCGGAGTGCCGCAGTCGAAAGAGTGGCACCCGGAAGGCGCCGTCCATATCCATATCTGCAAAGTTATCGATGCGGCCGCGGAACCTTTAATTCGAAGTTCCGCGCCGCTCGACCGATGCGATTATACATTCGTACTGGCCGCCCTATTCCACGACATCGGGAAGGCCGCGACGCATGAGTTTAAAAACGGCATTCACAGCTTCCGCGACCACGAAACGAAGTCCGTCGAGATACTGCAAGACTATCACGGGCTTATCTACGGACTCGGAGTAAAGCGGTGGAGGCTCGAGGCAATCGTACGGGACCACATGCGCGCCCACAGATATATCGACGGGCGCATGACAAAGCGAAGTAAGCGGCTGGAATTTATCCAGCTCCCGCATTACGAGGACCTTCTCAAATTCGCAAAATACGACAGACAAGGAAAGCTTTAATCAACCTAAACGACAATGGGAAAGAAAAAGACATTATTGACAATAGAGCCTCTCGGCAACAACATCCCCTACATAGACGATGCGGACCTACGTATCGCCGAGTGGGAGCCGGAGGAGCTGGGTGGGCACTGCGTCAGCATAAGCGACGAAGGAATTACCATCGGATGCCAGGGGCCCTATTCGTTGCAACAGTGGCGAGGGTGCTCGGCAGAGAACTCGCGCAGAAGAACTACCTCACCAAAGACGCCGAAGCCAATCTCCGCTACGTATTGCCTATTTTGGTGAAGGCATTTAAGGCGCGCAAAAAAGCGATCGCCGCGTTCGAAAAAGAAATGTCGAAGACCATCGATATTCCCGCACGTCCTACCAAGAGGAAGCGTGGAGCCTGAAGCGATTATCGAAGCCGTGTGTCGTGAGTTCGAGATCACTCCAGAGGTACTCGCGGGGCCGGACCGGACAGCACGCGTTAGTTCGGCCCGTAGTATCGCAGCGGCGCTGCTGTGCGATAACCTCAACCTCACGTTCAGGCATGTAGGCGAGATATTAAAGAGGGATCGCTCCACCATCCATACGGCCGTAAAAACCACACGCGCGAAAGCTAAAGCGCAACCCAATTTCGCTGTAACGATGAGCAATATCTTCTCCGATGCGCGCGACGCACTTCTACCCCCAAAGGGACGCGAGGCGAAGCACGCGCGTCGAGCACGGGAGTTTTTCAGGCTCCTTCGGGAACTACCTCACCTTTCGTGGGAGCGAAAGGTGGAATTATTAGAAATCGAATTCGACGCCGTCGCTTCCGACGCCGTGCGCGAATTCGCGACGGCCACGCCGGGCCAGACGGCGCACTAACACAACCACTACTTTAATGCTAAAAACAGTATTCGGGGCCCTGGGCGTCATCGCAGTTCTCCTCGCCCTTACGTGGCTCGCTCAGGGCAATGAGTTTTTTATGTACAAAGTCTTTGCGCCGGCTCGGGAGAACGTGCGGCGCGAGGTTTTTGAGAATACGAAGTCATACAACCAGGGGATGGTCCAGCAAATCCGCGGGTACATGGCTTCCTACGCGCAGGCGGACTCGTCCCAAAAGGACGCGCTCGCCTCCGTCATCGTCCACGAAACGGCAGACTACGACGAAACAAAGCTTCCCGCCGACTGCCAGACCTTCATTGCTCAACTTAGACAGAAACAACTCCAATGAAATACGCCTTTATTTTACTACTCGCTATCTTCTGCGCCTCGTGCAGCCGGAACTCGTCTTCAGACGACGTTCAGCGCCAGCAACAAGAAAAGCTGTTAGCCGAGGGAACTGCTCAGACCGGAATGCCGGCGATCAAAAACTTCCGGGAGCGGAAGATGCTGAAGGATATTCTGGAGCTTCGCGACCAGAATGGACTGACGACGTACACGTATCTCTATAACGAGATGCAGGGGAAACTCGTATTTTTCGGGGAGACGATCGGCTACGGGATTCCTTACGCCACAGAGTACACCAGCCCAGAGAAAGACGCGTACTACACGACAAGTTCAACCGTCCACATCACGCTCCCGCAGGCCGACCCGAACGGGCTTTTTGCTCCGTCGAGCGCCGAGGGGACGTGGGTGTTACTTAAAAACCCCAACGGTAAAGACGTGCAGCCCGTCTACGTCGAGCCACGGATCATCGTCAGTCCCTTCCGGCTCGACCTGAACTAACCATCACGAATAATTGCGCGAGACATGGGGTGTGAGCCGCACCCCTTGGCACGTCGCGCTAAAAATTATGGAAATGATACAGGAATTTCTTGGCGGCTTCTTCCTCGGGGTGATCCTTGTGGTGGTAATCCGGTGGAGGGAGATACGATGAAGCCGAAGCTCCAATACAAAATTAATGGGAAGTGGTACGATGCGCGCGACGTCGCCACCGTCGCGGGCGGCGAGGCGGACGAGGTGAGCTACGCCGTTGTCAATGGCGACTCTAACCACCACGTCATCGAAGACACGCGCCACGCTTTTTATTGTAACTGCGAAGGGCAGTGTAAGGGACACAAACACGGAGTAATAGTTCCATGAAAAAGAAAAAGAGAATGCCGCTTATGACCCCGGAGCAGCGATCGTCATTTATCGATGCGCTAAGAAGCGGGAGATATAAACAGGGGCGCGGGATGATGATTAGCCTCGACGGCCAGCGGCTTTGCTGCCTCGGCGTCCTTTGCAAAATCAACCACATTGCGCTTGGGAACGTCAACGACTGCGTCAGCGACGAGCGCGCGAACGCATACGAATACGTGAAGAGCCTCCTGGGCGATGCGTGGTCAGACCTCCTCCACGCGAATGACAAGCAGTCACTTTCTTTTAACGAGATCGCGGACATCGTCGAAGGGCCGGCATTCACGCGTGCACTAAGTACCGCGATCCGAGACGACGACGATGACGAGTAAAATAATTCTAAATGCTCGCACTTCAGCCGATAACATTTAAGGACGCGAAAGCCTTTATCGCGGCTCATCACCGTCACCACGCTCCTCCTCGAGGCTGGAAGTTCGGAGTCGGATGCGCGAGCGTCGGCCGACTCGTGGGAATCGTAACTGTCGGGCGTCCGGTCGCTCGCCACTACGACGACGGATGGACGCTGGAAGTCACTCGACTCTGCACAGACGGGACCAGAAATGCCTGCTCATTTCTATATGCGGCGGCGGGAAAAATTACGCGCGCGCTCGGATACAGGCGGCTCATAACCTACACGCTGCCCGAGGAGGGTGGCGCAAGCCTCAAGGGGGCTGGATGGCGCTTAATCGGCGAGAGAGGCGGCGGGTCCTGGAGCCGTATTCGACGACCGCGAGAAGATAAACACGCGACACAAAAAAAAAGTATCTATGGGAACTCCAGCTCGCCGAGGCCGACCGTCGGGTAAGCTAAAGGACTACCCGCGCAGTCGCGGTCGCACGCAATATCAGTATGCGAATACGCGAGTGTCGGCGGAGGAATTCGCTAAGACCTTCGGGAACTGGATTCCGAGGCTTTTCACGACGGATCGGGGATGGTCGGGTATGGATATACTCTGGCTCACCCCCTATTGTACAAAACGCTTTATGAGGAAACTGCGAAAACGGAGGGGCGATGAGTAAGCGGGCGAAAAGCGGAGTAATCAAGAAGACTCGCGGCGCCGACGTCAGGATGGGGAAGGCGAAGCTGCGCGAGTTGAAGCGGATTGAACGCGAAGCCTATCTTCGCGAGGGATGGAGGCAGGTGATAAATTAATGGCAGACATACCATATTTCCCCCACGACTTCAACGCGCGGGGAACGAAGAAGCTGAAGAGACTTCGTCGCAAGCACGGACCAGGCGGCTACGGCCGATACTGGATGTTGCTCGAAATGATGAGGGAATCTCCTCTTTATCGGATCGACTTGCTGGACGAAAATACGCTCGAGGATGTGATCGAGGATTTGGATTTCGCGACCGAAGAGGACCTCCGCGGCTTTTTAAAAGAGCTCGTCGATCTCCGACTTATCGAGGTCGACGGCAATATCATTTCGTCCGCCGGCTTCGATGAGCGCATGGCGTGGATGGACGCATTCCGACAAGGCAATTCGGAGCGGGCCAAGAAGGCTGCAAAGGCCAGGTGGGGGCGCGCTGGCGGAGAGAATGCTAACGATGCTCGAGCATTGCTCAAGCATGACGAGCACATGCTAAGCAATGCTACCCACCCACCCACCCACCCACGTACCCACGTACGTACGGACGGGGCCCTTGTGCCTTCGGCACCGGGCCCGGATCGGGAGACAACGGTTTCTTACAGCCCAGCCCTGGACTACAAATATGGAGTCTGGAGTGAGAGGGACGGCGTGAGGTATTTCCGGCATGAGCGCTGGGCCTCCATGAGTGAACAGGAGAGGCAGCGATACGTCGCCGATGGGCATGTGGACCCTCGCTATATCAAAGAGGATGGGACAACAAGGAGCTGGCTGCCGCCGGACCTGGAAGGTCGATCGAGCGACGAGCCAAGCGATGGTTTGAAGAGCGTCATCAGCGCGCGGTTGGGGAATAAGATAATCAACACTTACCCAACCCCCAAAATAAGTGAATCTTCGCCCCACTCCCATATTGAGATCGAGGAGGAGGTGGAGGAGGGGGACCCGTTTTAAGGAGGGTTTCTGCACAATATAAAAACGGGAAAGAATGCTTTTTATATGGAAACCCACTTATACCACGAATTGAAGCGGGTACAGGGAGAACACCATCGTCGGGCGGCGCGCGAGGGGCCCCGAATTGAATCGGGGGCGGGCCTTTTTGAAAAAGGATGCTTTTTTTCTGGAAATCGACTTCGTTCCCGTGCCTGAGATCGAAGGACGGTTTCTAATTGAACTCGGAACTAATCTAAAACCCTCCGGTACGTTACGCCGTAGGTCATAATCGCGCCGTAAGTGTCGTTTTTGGTTCGTTTAACCGACAACACTCTGACTTGTTTTCATTGCCGCCGGTCGTATCGCTGTTTTACCTTTCTATTAGATAGTTTTTGTCTTTGTGAAATCGCTGGTTTGTCTATACAGCTAACCGGTTGTCTATGAAAAAGGTGTGCCAACGCTCGTTTTAGTGCAATTGCCACCGCTGGCAATCATTGGCACGGCATTGGTGAAGGTAGCCCAGTGAGTTCATTTTACAATTCACTTTCCTTCGGGACAGCTAAGGGTGACAGCCTTAGCGTGTAGAGAGTCAGTCAGTAGGTCAACACCCCGAACCCTCGGCTTTCCGCTAAACCCTGTCCTGATTGAATGTTCTTTGACAACCGCCGGAGCCTATCGCTCCAAGAACTCACTGGGAGTAGCGTCGTGCTACGGTATGCCTATAAAGGCCAATAGGGCCGGGTTTACGCCGTAAAGGGTTCAAATCCCTTTACTCTCTCAAATTCAACCTAAACGACACACTTATGTATTCACACCGTTTCCAACCCGAGCAATTCCGGGAAGCGGTCTTACGCCGCTATCCTCGCATTCCATTAGAAGCATTAGATCGAATCGTTGACCGGGAAGCTCAGCGGCCCGTTAACCACTCGCTTTCTCCTGCCTCTTACGTTCCCCTCGCAGTCGCAAGTGTACACGGGTTCGTTCGTCATAACTTTACAAATTATGATATACTGCTCGAACGCACTATGCGACACATCGCACGCGACAAGGTGCGTCGCGCAGTAGAGAACTATCTTACCGCGTGGAGCTAATATGGAAACACTTCCATACTATACCAAAGACGTTTACGGGGTTCGGAGACATTATCTGCGAGACCCCGAACAGGCCCGGCACGTTGTCGCGCTGACGGGGAAAAGACGCCGCTAAAAACCCCAAATGGAGATTTTTACGGGGGGTTAACTCCCTCCGCGGGTTCACTATTCTTTAAAACCTAAACGACAACATGGACGAAGAACTACTAACACTGCTCGAATCGGCACCGGCGGTTCTTGAGCCGGATATAGGAACGGAGCCGGAAGAAGAAGAGCCGGAACCGTTTTGCTCGTGCGGAAGGTGCGGCGAAGTTATCGAAAAAGAATCTGACGCACACCGCGTTCGCGTTCGTAATTCTGGCGAACCATACGAAAACTGGTGTACCGACTGCACGGATTATGCCGCTTTCGACCCGCATCACACGGAGTTATACAGTGACGAGCTGTGGGATGAATGCTACTTTTGTTGCGACAACTGCAATGAAATCTATTCGCGAGACTACTATTTCGGCGATGGAATTTGTGAGGATTGCGCTCCGAGGGACGACGACGAAGAAGACGATTCCCCCTTAAGGGACTACGGCACACGTGCCGAAAAGGTACACGGATTCTACGGCGCTCACCGTGCGAACTGGAGCGGATTATACGAATCCGGGTATAAGGTTCACGGGGAAACATTGTATTTCGGAATGGAACTCGAAATAGAATGTCTTTCCGACGCCGAGGATTTACGAGCCGCTATCGACCGTATTAACGACTTACTCGCGGGATTCGCGATTTTAAAATCCGACGGTTCCCTTACACGTGGGTTTGAGATTGTTACCGCGCCTGCTACGATGCCTGAATTCAAGAAGCGAACGGCAAAATTTTTCGCCGCGCTTCCCGAACTTTGCAGGCAGTATCACTTGCGTTCGTGGCATACGTCCACGTGCGGTTTGCATGTTCATGTTTCGCGTAGTGCCTTATCCGAATTGCAAATCGGAAAGATACAGGCGTACATAACTGATCCCGCGTCTTATGCACTGGTTCGAAAGATTGCGGGCCGCGACTCTTCACGATGGGCCGGATTCTCGGAAAAGAAGTACCTCAAAGATCGTCCGCTCGAAATGGGACACTCCGCCGAGCGATACACAGCAATTAATCTTTGCAACGCTAAGACCATTGAGTTCCGACTGTTCAAGGGTACAACCTTAGAGGCGGGAATTTTTCGGAATTTAGAGTTCGTGTTGGCGCTGGCGGAATTCACGTTACCCGGCGGCGGGATGAGTATTTCTGAATCTCACGGTGGCAGCTCATTTCAAAAGTTTTTGGAGCAAGCCGCCCAACGCAACACCTATCCAAACCTTACACGCTTCTTGACCGCACGCGGATTTCTTCGCGGTCATAAGCGACACGGGAACATTTTAAAATGAACAGGAGAATCAAGTATATATGTGTGTAATTGTGGTAAAGAAGCCAACGGATATTCTCACGAACGCGGATTTCAGACTCTTCGCTCGTGAGAATACAGATGGCTGGGGTTTCGTTTATAATGATGAAAAGGGGACGCACGCAGTGAAGGGGATGAAACTCCCCCAACTCTTTCAGGCCGCGCCCGTGCTTGAGGGCAAGGAAGCAGTCCTGCATTTTCGTTTGTCAACGCACGGAACGAAAACGGAAGAGAATTGTCACCCATTCGAAGTGCTTCCAGGGCTTTACTTCCTGCACAACGGCATTTTGCCTATCGCGTGCAGTAAAGATAAGAAGCGTTCCGATACGTGGCACTTCGCGGAATTAGTGCTAAAGCCGATGTTTGCGGCGATTCCCTCCGCTAAGTTGAGCGACTACATCCGGAGTGGAGCGTTTCGCTATCTACTCGAATCCGCAATCGGAGCAACTAACAAAGTTGTGCTCTTTGATTCTTTCGGTCCTGTCATTTTCAATCGGGACAAGTGGAGCGAAAAGACCGGCCCAAAAGGGTTGCTTATGAGCAACGGCTATCCCTATCTTTTTTCGTTTCGCGACGATCCGTTCGAGGATACGGAATTCCCGTTTGGCGCGAATAAAGCCAAGAAGTGGAGGTCGGAAGATGAATGGCAATACGAAGCGCCGCCGCTGTCCACGCTAACGCCGGATAGCTTTATCGACTTCTTGGAAGAAATGCCGGAACATCGACTTTGTGATCCGTCATGGCTTTTCGAAAACGATATTACTCCGGGGATGATCGAAGACTTCGTCTCTTTCTATCCCGCCGAAAGCGCAAAACTACTGGCTAAACTCGCGGAGGAATATCAAACCTACGTTCAGTATTATTATGAATAACTGCAAATATCTCGAAAGAAAAGCGGTTCCCGAATCGGCCCTAACGCTCTTCGATGGGCCGGGGGGCCGCATATACTTCGTGCGGGAAGACGGGTTCGAATACGAAAAACCGATGCTGTACTTTCGCCTCCCGGACGGAACGATTCGCGCCTTATCGCTACTCGGCGAGTTTCGCGCTATGCGAACCGCTCTTTCCAGTTAGCACACACAACCCTTAACCCTGCCGTGAGACGGTCACACTACGAGAGTTCGAATCTCTCGCCGGGTTCTTATTTCTATTCCCATTAACCGGAGGGACAAACGATGCAACTACCGAGATTAAAGGCGTCCGACATGTATCTTTATGAGGAGCAGGACGCAACTCATGAGATAGCACAGACATTCCGCTATCTTGCGGAGCCTCAAGAAATCGCGAAGGAGCGCGCCTGCGCTATCGCTCAGGCCGTGAACCGTCACGATAACCTGATCCGCGCAGTCACTTGTGTGCTGAACTGTATCGAAGGGCACGAAGAAATCAAGCACCCATTCGAAGACTACGAACCGGAGTCGCTCAGACAGTTACAGGACATGGTTCGCGATATTCGGGCAGGGGCAGACGACTTGGAGGATATGAGCGGGAACGTTTCCCAGGCCTCACGAACGAACGATAACAAGCGAACGATCCGGGAACTAACGGAAGCCTTGGAGGCGGCGGTTCAGCGGCTCGTTAGTTTAGATAGACAGCTACTCGCGGAGCTTGGAATTAAATTCGAGAACGATTTAGGAGAGATGATTCGCGGACGCGCCGCACTCGCCAAAGCGAAAGGAGAGCAACATGCTTGACACAACTCGCATCATATCCATCGACCCGGAGAAACGCAAGCCGTGTGAGGCGTGCTCCGGCACGGGCTGGCTGTTCGCGAGTACGTCGTTTAAGATCGAACGATGCGATGCGTGCGAACAATACACGAACGACGCCTACGGTGCATTAGCGTTCGCCGAGGACGTATATATCGAAAGCAAAGGCGAGGTTACCGTTCGCATTTCGGCACAGCTTCAGCGCGGCGAAGCGAGTAGCTGGTGGTTTTTCGCTAATCCGAAATACGTCTCGGGATTCGTTCTCGCGGTAGCAAAACTGTTCCCGGACTACAATCCCTTATCGGACGAATTCCGCTAACCCCGTTTGGAACATGCGCCGGTTCGATTCCGGCGCGGGGTTCTATTTACTATCCTAAACGACATGAAACTTACGGAACGAGAAACTGCAACCGTGCTGGCGGCCTTGCGCTACTGGCAGGAAGACTTCGGCATTGCCGGTGGCGCGCTTCGAATGCCGCTCCACTTCAACGACTGCGATCCGCTCACGTCCAAGGAGATCGACGACTTGTGTGAGCGCATTAATGTCGTCGAGGGTGATGACGCCGAGGGTATGGAGCGATTCGTACGAGAAATTGCGGACGACGAAACGCGTTGCACCTGCGCGGACGAGAGTTACTTCGGGGAAGACCATACCTCGAACTGCGTATTCGCTAATGCCCACGAACTCATTTACGGATATAGACCGGAGGGGAAACCATGACCCGAACAGAACTCTTACGCCGCTTTCCCGAACTGGGAACCGACGAGCCGCTGAGCGGCGCAGACGTTGTTGACCGGCTCTCCGCGTGGTATAACGAACTGACAAACGACGATGGCGAGGCCGACTTCGGCTTCGTTCCGTCCCCGGCGCTCGCCGATGCGTGGGAGCGATACCAAGCGGGCCAAGCCGTCTCTCAGTACGAGCTTCGCCGATTAGACGAGGAACGCGCTTTGTATTACGAGCGAAAGGAGTATGAAGATGACTAAGAGGATCATTGTACGCGAGATCGAGGAAAACGAAGAATACGAGGTTTCCCAGCGTGTGGAAAGGTATCGGTTCCAATACGACTTTGAGTGTCTTGGACGTTCAACGTGGATCGTATGGGGATGGGATGAAGGCGCTGGCGATTATACGGACTTCCTCGACACCATTGACGCCGAATACGGCCACATTGAGGACGCCGTGCGCGAATTTTTCAAACTCAACGTGTATGGCGTTTATAAACAGTTCCGTCGCGGGCGCGGCTATGAGAAGCCCGCGTTCACGGTGCAGGCCGGCAACTACGAGGAGGCATACGAGCAAGCCCTCGCGCATTTAGGCTACAAAGACCTCGTTGGCGGTGCAATGGTGGGGGATGTAGAAATCGAAATCCAAAAGGAAGGATGAGAAGATGCCTAAATACACCGTACATATCTATGCGGTCGCAAGGGTTCCCGTTGAGGTCGAGGCCGAGTCGATGGAGGGGGCCATTAAGAAGGCCGAAGAAAAGACGAACCTCTACGATGTTCTGGATAGCGAGAAGGCGTCGTTTGCAGAGGAAGTAACGGGCTATCTCGTCGATGTCGAAGGCGACGAGGGGTGCGAAAACTCCCGCTACTTTAATACGGACGACCTTACCTCGGTTTCCTTCCGCTTTCTGGGTGGCGAGGGTTCGGCCCCGCTTGCGTTCGCCAACGAAGGCGACGGCGAAAACGAAAGATCGTGGGAATCTTAAATCCCACCGGGAGCGACAGGTTGGTGTCGGTCATGCCGCTAAGCGGGGCCGTGAATGGGGTTCGACTCCCCTCGCTTCCACAAACGACAAACAGACGAGTGTGCCACCCAAGCCCACTCGTCACAACCAAAAACGACTATGGAGAACAAACCACACGGCGCTCCTCACGCGAGGAGCGTCACGGAATTAGTCCTCATGGCAAAACGTGAGGACGCGACCGAGCTGGTGCGTCTGCGCCGCCGGTTACTACGCAACGCCAAAGCCCGGCTCCTACGCTGCAACGAGGATTTGGCAATCTTACGCTCGCGATTTCACCCCGGCGACCTCGTCCACTTCCAACCGGACACGGAAGAGGAATGCCTGGGCGGACGCTACATCAAGATCGACATAGTGCTTCCGACCGACACCGGATACCCTCGCTACGTTGGCACCGACTATCAAACAGGTGACGAACTAACGATGTCGTGGCGGGAGGCCGAGACGGCGGAGCTTTTAGACGAGTAACTTTTTAAACCCAAACGACAATATGACGACGTTAGAGAAGAAGATCGAGCGGGTGACCGCTCAACGCTACAGCATTGCCCGTAACAAGCCGGTCGTCGTTGGGCTGATCCCCGCGAACCCGGCTCCGGACGCACCGGTGGCTGAGCGCAAGGAACGCCTTTCGATCCGCATTGCACGAACGAAAGAGACGCACTACATCGCGCTCGAAGACATTATCAAAAAAGCCTTATTCGAAAATGCGATGGCGGTCGCCGAGGAGAATGTCCGCACGCGGGCGATCCGTCGCAAAGTCAGGAGGGGGGCGTTGGGATGAGGTGGCGATTCAAGAATCTAAGCGAGTGGCACCGCTGGTTTGCGTGGTTCCCAGTGCGCCTTGACGACGTGGGCGTAACAGTCTGGCTTGAATATGTCGAGCGGAGATTCGATGCGTGCGCGAACCGGTATTATAGGGAGGTGACCGCGCGATGACGGAGAGCGAAACAAAAACAGAGTACGAGGTTCGCTGCTATCATGGGTTTGTGAAGCTGCTCAAAGTAACGACTACGACACGAGAGCTTAAATTCTGATGAAGGCCATAGATATTCGTATATTGCAAGCGGTGTTCAAGAAGCACAACAAGCTCACGTCCCGCTATTCGTGGGAGCCTCACGAGATTGTGGAGTACGAGCGGCTTATGAAGGAGTTAAATGGAGTGGAGACTGTTTATATCGAGGAAGAGGGAACCCATGAGACTTCAGATCGACCTTGAACTGCATATCGACCCGCTGGTGTTGCGTGGAATGCGTGCCGCCGTGCTGGCCGAATGCGAAAACGCCGCGAGCGCGCACGATCCCCATGTCTCGGAACGAGCGCATGCGTGGTTCGACTTGAGATCGCTGCTTAACCTCGTTGCGCTGAAGGGGAAAATTCTTCACCCGGAGGCCGACTGGGATGAGCCGCGCTTCGTTGAATTTTAGGAGAGCTGTGCGTTGGGCGGAGCGAAAAGGAAGAGACTTCTTCCTTTCGCCCGCGCATGGACCGGGGCGATCGCGTGTAGAGCGACTGCACGGATCGCCCTCTTTACGCCCGGCAATCCGAACAGACTGTACCGCCTCTCTCGCCCGGAAGAGAGGCGGCATTAATCGCTCAATGCTCGATCGTAAACTGCACGGCTTTATGTTGACCCTGCGTTTGAAGATCGGCATAATAAATACCGCTTGGAAGTTTGGAGCAATCGAGTTGGAGGCAGAGGCCCAGTTCAGCCTCGGGAGTGGCATTGTACAGCGTGGCGATTTGCGTTCCCATTTCGTTAACGACATCGACTGTTACCTGAATCTGGGCAGGCAAGTCCTCAACGCACACTTTCACGGTTCCTTTGACCGGATTCGGATGCACCGTCACGACCAGGTCCTGCTGCTGCGGGGAGCCTAATGCGGTCGGTGAGGCCTTTTTATAACCCGCCCCTCCGGAAGTATCGGTAGCCTCCGGAAACGAAATCCCGGTCGAGTACAACTCCTCCTGGACAAGCTGGCCTTGCGTGGCACTGTCTTTAGTCGCTATGACGGTCACGTAGGCGGTCCCCGATGGCGTCGGAACAAGGGGTGCATAAATATGGTAGCCCTGACCGGTAATTGTGGTATCCCCCGGATCGAGCCCCGGACAACTATAGTTACCGCTACCCGGATTTCTGCCATAAATGACCGCCGAATCGATCACCTGAGTGATTTCCCCCGTAGCAGAATCCTTGACTACCATTTTGTAAGAAAAATAGTTGGATGGACTCTCCAGCACGAGCGAAAGCTGCGTCGTATCGACAACGAGTACTCGGTCCATTTCGAGCGTATCCCCCGATGAGACCGCAAAATAATTCGTTCGAACGGTATCTTGCGTCAGTGGCCACGACACTTGCGTAATTCCGTTCTCCGAATCGTCAATGGCATATTCCTGAAAGGTTCCAAGAGGCTGGTGTTGCCAAACTGGATTTATCCAATTCCCTGTGGGATTTGGAGGTGGCTGAATGACAGACCCTCCGCCGGTCAGATGAAGATAAATCGGTACAGCGCATTGTTCTGCGACCGACAACGGCATTACCTTCAATTCTTTTATCAGTTCCGAAGGCGCCTGCATTTCAGCTGGAGTTCCCGGCGACGTAACGACCTGTGCAGCGTATAGGCCGTTCTCATCGGCAACCGTGCCTCGGTAAGTCAACACGCCAAGGTCGGGAGGCACATCGCACTCATAGGGCAGCGATACGTTCCCGAACTGGGCATAGTCTTTAAGCTTGGTCATCCCATTCCATACGGGGGAAACTCCTGGCGATGAGGTCTTACATCGGCTCAAGAATTCCTGGTGGACAAATGTGTCCTGATAAATTTCTTCTTTTATTACGGAAGCAGAACCATTGCAAAGAATGTCCTCATATCTCAACTGAGGTTGCGGAACGTTGACGTTATTTTTTCCGTCACTGGCGAATGGCTGAAACGAAGTGAGATCGCCCCACACGTTCATCGGATAATACCATCCGAGCATTTCCCGAAGAATAGACCTCGTTGCTTGTCCGGGAACCGGAACTTCCCAGGTAATGCCCGGCACTGCAAAATTGGCAGAATTATTCGGTTCGACGGCGATCATCGGGTGGATGTTTTTACAAGCACCAAACGAAACCTGCGTCGTTAAAAACTTATTGTAGGTTGTCGTTGCCAGTGGATGATCGACATACGTGAAATCGATGTCGCTCGACCCGTCCGGATGATCGGCTTCCCAGGCAAAATAGAAGCGTTCGTAAGAATACCCGACATAGCCCGGCGGCTCGTGCGGTGGATCGAGTTTCGTTTGATCGTACGAAGCGATCGAACACATTCGAAATTGGTCCGTCGCTTTTGAGGGTAGTAGAACGGTATTAACCCCACCGCTATCTAAAACCTCGAGTGCCGTGACGGTCGTTGCCCCGCTGGTATATGCTACCAGATATCCCTCGCAAGCCGGTGTAATCACCGGAGTCACAAGATTGAAGGAGTTTTCCCCGACATTCCCGGTAATGTCATGCACTCTCGGCGTAAGATATGGCAGTGCCGTCGCAAGGGTAGCGGTCGTCCATGTCGCATAATTCGAAGATGGATCGCTTTTGGCGAACATCACCTTTCGGGTTCCCTTCGTTTGATCGTTTGTAAAATCATCGACAGAGAACACGATCGCAACTTCGCCAGGTCTTGCATCGGGATTGTGATCGAAAGCATATTGCGAGACAGAGGCTATGGAAGGATTGTGGCCGTCCTGGGTATGATCGGTGCCAGGATCGTACACGACCTGCGGCGCATATAAGCCCGTCCCGGAAATTCCGATCGGGTCCTGCGCTTCATTCTGCGTGCGGCAAAACATGATCTTCCCGTTCTGCTCCCACACCACCCCATAATCGGCAGTCGAGCCTTTGGGACCAATCTTGGCGATCCGGTGACCGTTATTATATGCCATCCCCGCATAGGGAGTGCGGCCAAGTTCGAGCGAAGTGGCCGGTGCGATCCTCAATAAAGTGCCTTCGCCCGGGTCGAGTTCTAATTCGTAGTCCGTCGGACTGGAAGCCTTATCAACGAAGGTCTTTCCCGTGCGAAGATTTGTGATCGTGTAATACTGAACCCCGCTGCTGGACCAATTTACAGTATTGCCCTGAAAATCCGTCCAATTCGGCTTGAGTACCAAATCGACTATTCTCGCGTCGATAGCTCCCAAATACTCGATACTATTATTTGGAGCTGTCGGGTCAAACTGTTGGACGGACGCAATCGAACCATTGGGATTATAATTATAGTTGATCGGCCATGTCCTTCGGTTTGCGATGGTTACATAAATTGCGTCCTGATCGACAGGGTCGCCGGCATCATTCGGATCGTGGAATATACCAACATTATAGTAGAGTGGGCTTGTGGTGCCGTTATCAAAATTCCCGCTGTGGTGTGTAAAAGGAATAGCCGTTGCATTTGGTGCGGCAAATGGAGTCTGCTGATCGACCTGAAAACTTGTGTCGATCGTTAGCGGGAACATCGGCTCGCCAGATGGATGCGGACCGTCCTTGCTATAGATATAAGCGTTCCCATTCGAATTTAGAACCTGACCTGAAGCCCAGGTTTGATCCGAGGTCAGCGCGGGATGATTCCCGGAGTTAATCTGGGCTTCTGCACTTACAAAATCCGCATAATTGAATGCCGTCACCCACTGCAAAGTTTTCAGTTCTTGCGCGATCGGCGCAATATCCGCCGTGGAACGCTTTACTCCATCCGATCGATCTTTCATACCGTAGTAGGTTGGAATATGAGTAATCGGAGCAACGATCCAACCCCCTGGATAAAATAGCGGCGCATGATAGTACCAGGGGCTTGCATATGCATGAACGCTATGTCCAGGAAAATCACCATCGAGAGTCCGATCGAAGGCGAGCCAATCAGAAACACCTGGCAACCCGTCTTGCGTAGCGGTATTAGCGGTGACAAGCTGCGAACTGTCGTTGATTGTTGTTGCGAACCAGGGACCCGCCGCACTCCCATAATTGGTAGTGAGATTGACGTCCGGCACTTTAAACGACGCATCAGGCCAGTAGGTCGTACCGGTATTAACACCGGCATAATTTTGGACAGCTTCTATATACTCATCAATCATATTGACGCCATTGGTATTTGTTGCCGTAAGCTGGGTTCCAGCATCGATTAAGATTGTACCAGTGGGAGAATTGCCGTTATGATTAGGATAAACCTTAAGATCGCTCAAGGCTGGCACCCAACATTTACTTCCAGCCTGATTCATTACATAACGGTCAGGGAAAGTGGTCGAAGGATCATGGTTTGCTGTCGTAGCAAAAGGAATTAATCGGTCGGGAGGCAAAAAATTCCACCCTGGAAATTCACTAAAAAGAGGTGAACTATTTGTTGGTTCGCCGTGTGAAATATCTGAGAACCCGCTATTAATATTATCTTCGAAGTTGTTGCCGCATAGCCCTACGTTTCCGCCTGCGTCGGAACCCATTGGATTGTAGATTATTCCTTTCGCTCCCCAGGCAATGCCATCCCAGGTCTCTTCCCTGATTTCCCATGGAGTTACCGGTTGATCTTCAAATCTAAAGTAATCAGCTAAAGATGGCATGCTCGGCTGCCAATAAAAAGGACCTGTCCCGCAAGAGCAACCAGGACTGGAATTCGCCGGAGGAGTCCCGGCGGCCGGGGGTATAACATGCTTCGGATCTGGGGGGAAGCAGTAATAATAATAAGAACTACAGCATCCGGACGTATATTTTACCCACGAGCCGACGGAATATTGTTTTGAACTATCATAGAGAGGGATTGGTGATGGTACAAAACTGCTTAGTTGAGAATAGGATAGGCTGGATGGAATTGAACTATCTGATTTAAGATCGTTATAGAGCGTTGCTCTTAGGCCATTCTGTCCGTTTTCGATGAGCGGCCAGGCATTATACGGTTGCGCCCCAGCAAATACCGAAGGATAACTAAAATAGGGAACCCATTCTGAAGCGGGTTTATCCTGTGGATAACACGTTTCAGCCGTCTGCTTGTTTGCAGCGGTTACGCCACGGGATGCAATCTGAAACCGAGCCGTATAGGTAGCGTAATCGTCACTATCGCTTGTGCCGCCTAACGTTGTAGCCCCGTAGGTGCCACTTGGATTCGCTGTCGTCACCGAATTGGCTCCATTCCATCCAGTGATACTCAAGCCAAGTTCCAAAAAACCCGTATGATTTTTTAATTCGGCTGGAATAGCATCCCCGGCGAACAGCATTCCGGCGAAGGGATTGCCGTTAGCATCATCACAACAGTTAAAGTACGCCGGGTTCCCATTCGCGCCAGTAGGAGTGTTGGAATATGTTGGACCTCCGGTAAAGTAAAAAGGTCTTGGTTTAAAGTCATGATCGGGTCGCGGATATTGCCCGAACTGAATGCTCTCATTTTGAAATGCAGGGGGCGGAGCGTTTGTCCTTGATTGATCCTCGTAAATGGGACGCCACAAAGCCAAATTACTGCCAAGGTTGCTGCCGGCTCCTGTAATAATGGTAAAAAAGTCTTTTTGGACCCCGCCGTTTTGTGGCTTCTTCGAAAATGCGCGGAACTGTTCATTGATATATGCAAAACAGCGGAAGAACGGCCAGTCGCCCTCGTTACCGATGTTCAGGCCCAACGCGCCGTTCCATAAGTTTGCCGCATTCGCGTTCGAGTAATAGGCACTAAAGCTACTAAGCAAGCCATGTGGCAAATTTAAGTTAAATTGGGCAAGATCGAGGTTCCCGCCTGAGCCATCGGGACCCGTATGAGCATTATCGAAGTATCCGCGATATAAATCGTCCGCCCAGTTCGAACGGATACGAACTCCGCGTACGTAAATGCCGTCGCTTGCCGCCGCTTTTACAAGATTAAACTTTATCGGGCAAGCCCCGCTATTAAGATTGTTAGTGTAGTTACTTAATAGCGTTCCGCCGCTAAGTTGTACCTTGATTCGGATTACGGCATATGGTTGAGGTTTATAATTAGATAATGGGAATGGCGGACTCAGGCTTCTATTTGGAAATCTCAAGTAATTTAAGTTTTCGGTCGGATGCAATGCAAAATCTCGAGCAGTGTCGGGCACTGGATTGCTCGCATCGACACCGATATAGTCCAGATAGCTCTGGAAATGCGTTGGGTCCGCGTGCGTGTCGGTATAATTAATGGGAATGATGCTCGTCCCGGCTACAGGGGCGTTTCCGGTCGTAGGTGTCAACCAATGCGCTCCATCATCCGCTGAGTAGGTGATCGTCGCCGAGCCGCCAGTCGTTTGAAGGTTGCATAAAAGATTATAGACAGTTGTCGGAGAGGATGGATAATCAGTCGGATCGAGCCGGTAAATGAAGTCGATATAAAAGGTTGTTGCCGGTGTCGGATTTTCAGGCGAGCCAACCACCCCAATATAGGTTCCTGGATCGAAAATTTCGGTCCCATCAGTATGTTGATTGAAATCCCATAAATAATAAACGTTTGGATCATTTGGGCTTAATGGATCGTCGGAGGGATTTTGAATTCCAATATTCGGTCCGGGAGGGTCGATATAATATTCGTTATTGCCTTTTAAAGGATCTCCTGGCGCAGCAGTGGCCCAAAATTTAAGAGTGCTTATTCCTGTTGCCGAGGAGGCCAAATCCCACGCTGCGTCGCCATGCTCATTCGAGACGAGATCGCAATCGAGTTCGGCAAAGAGCGGATTATAGCCACCCGTTGGGGGATTGGCATTCGTTCCCTGCGGAAAAAAATAGTTCAAGTCGACGGAAGGATCAACCGATATACCATAAATGCCGGGGGATAGGTTATAGAACATATTGAGCCCGAATTTCGAAAGTTCTGAACCGGCGACGCTCCCATTTAAACAACAGCTATTCAACCCGCCGAGCGGAAACACCGTGTCGGCCGGGGCCGCTGGCTGTGTTGTCTGAGCATGAAGTGAAACGTTAAGCGCAAGGACGGCGATGATTGAAAGATAAAAGACTTTCATGGGATCGATGGATTGGAAATGGTGAAAACGAACGAATTTTTAAGACGGAGACAGTGGATCATCGGACGATGACGAGCTTTGTACGCGCATCGTGCGATGACCCGTGAATTAAAACTTCATAAACTCCGGAAGAAAGGCTCGGGAAATACATCCGCAGTTGCTCGGCGCCGCCAAGCATTCGAATCGTTCCCGTTTGGACAATGCTTCCTAAGAGACTATAAACTTCATAGCTTGCTTCTTCCCCTTCTGGCCAAAAGATCGTGGCCACGCTCCACGTTTGAGCAGGATTCGGCGAAAACGAGAGTGCTGTCCCGCCCTGCACTGGTAGATTTACTAAATCCACAAATTGCGGATTTAGGTGTACGGGAATTTGTTTCGAGCCGTATATTAGCCATAAGGTGCCATTCGGTCCGAAGCTTGGATTCCCCAGTAAAAGATCCTCAAGGCTATCGGAATTCGCGTTTAGCGTATCCCCCAATCCTCCGAAACCGCCATAGAAAATATCTATCTTGCTATCGAGCGCTTCTCCAGTCACGTAGTAATTTTGGTCAGCGCTGAATTGACTTCCGCCACCAGTATAGAGGACGTCTTTACCCGTACCTGTCATGTCACCGGCATTCGTTAGTATACCCGGCCAAATTTCGTAACCTAAAGTTTTGGGCGGTATAATAACGTATACAGCACTATCGATCGTAAGGCGGTGGGAACCGAAAGTGGGTCCGCCGCGAAAAATAAAAATCCCATTGTCGCTATCGTTCGTCGTCGGAATCCAAGCGGCCAAATCGACAGAGTTATCGCCTCGTTTCTTTGGCAGGAGGTGCATGACAATCGCGTTATCTGGCTCGAGCAACCACGCATAATCAGAATCTTTCATCACCTTGTTATCTTTTGAAGTCCAAAAGGTGTCCCTGCCAATAGCGTTCGCAAGTTTCTGGAGCGAGAACGGAGGATCGTTCCCATAAAAATACACATCCCTCTCACGGACACGGTGGAATTGAATATTGACTATCAGAAGGTCGTCTCTTCCGGAACCACGAAAATCTCCCTGAAGTGTATAATAATCGTCGTTTAATGGCCCAAAATTTGCCGACGTATCCTCATACGCCGTGTCTTTCGCTGCAAGTGTGCCGCCACCACTGAACAGAACTAAATACATACTGTCCTGAGATTCTATGGAATCATTAGTGCCATAGCCAAGAACAATATCATCGACCGTGTCGGAAATAAGCGGGGAAATATAGGCGATAAATCTTGAGCCTCCCGCAACAACTCCATTTCCAATAACATGGGTCTCTAACTTCGTTTTGTTTTTAATGTCATAATTTCCATTTGCATCGGCCCAATAGATAACCCAGGAATTCCATTCCAAAATATCGACGCTCGTCTTATTACGAAAATGGCCGAACCGCATGTATTGCGGATCGACATCGGGGAGGTTAGCGGTCGCTTTCACTTTCAAGTCGTGCAAATTAAACGTCGGTCCTGTTGCAACGACCTTCACATTGTCGATCAACATATTCCCCGGAGTGCCGTCCGGCTGCGGGCCGAGATTGTAAATGAAAGTGCCGAGTCCTTCGCCTTGATTTCCCATGATCGTATCGATCTCGCCCGGCATGCCGATTTGCGGGAAATAGCAGTCCGAGTCGAGCGATGGGTTTTTAAACGGCGGGTTGCTTTGAGCGCGGGCAGTTACCGGCAATGCGGCGGCAAGAGCAGTGACACTCGCCCAAACACATAAAAACGCGAAAAATCGAAATGATTTCACAATACGAAGACCGATAAGAGCTCGGAAGGTTACAAAACCTAATGCACAAAAGTAAGGTAAAAATTTGGGACTGTTATGAACTTCGAATCGATCACGGTTCATCGGCGCTCCCGCCAGGAACATCGCATTCAGGCGTTTAAATGTGAGTCCGATTCAAAGACGTTATATTCTGACGTCTAAAACCCGAAGAAAGTGACGATTGCCGCCGATCCGTGAGAGGATTCATTCGAGTTATTAGGTTTTCCTGAATACAGAAGTTCCGTTTGAGTATTAGGTCGCTCGGATATCCAATTCGTCCTGCGATTTTAAGGCTAATCTAAAATAAATATATTTTGGGCCGCCACTCTTTTTTATTTTTCTATGGACCATATAGCAACACTCATTCTTATGTGGCTGTTTGTGAATTTGGGAATTCCCGCAATGATAATGTGGATGAAGACCGACAACGAAAGGATGCTCGATGAAGCCAGACGCAAACGACATAACGATAGCAAATAACATTCGCGCGCTCATTGGTAAGCGCGAGCGTAGCAAAACGCGGCCCAAGGGCGTCGGAGAAATCGCGACGGATGCCGGCATCGATCCGGTGACATTATGGCGTTATATGAACGCCAAGCGGCGCCCGAGCGAAGAGCAGCTTATAAAACTCGCGCAAGGCATCGGTTGTCAGCCCTGGCGTTTTCTCGTTGGCGTCGAGCGGCCGAACGAGAAATTTCCCAACATAGAAGTTCCACATCTCCGTAAGAAACCTATGTATTCCCGGATCGAAACCGCGATGCGTTCCGACAAGGAGCTGGCACGCTTCTTTGGGGGTATGAATAAAGAGACGTTCGATTGGCTCCGGGCCAACATGGAGAAGATTGTCGATTATGTCCAGCGTAAACGACAGCAGGACATCGACGAGGGACGCTTCGATAAAAAGAAGCCGATCTATTGACCGGAACCGTTCCGCCTCGCTAACCTAAACGACAAATACATGATGCATCTGCTTACGCGCCGTTGTATCAACGGCCACCCTTTTGATATTATTGCGTATGACGACAAAAAAGAAACTCATGAGGACGCATTGCAGGCACTAGAGCGTGAGCGCCGCTCCCACAGCCTACCGCTCGCCTGCCTGTTCTGCGGAACGGGCGGAATTATTTCCGAGGACTCCGCAACGCCATTCGACGATCCGCAGGACTTCCTTCCATTTATGCGTAAGCGCGTGAGCGAGTTATATGAGGAGAACGTCGATAATTTAGTTGGGAGCGTTCTCGCGAATGCGCTCGGGCTACCACCGCCGCGCCATCTTCCGCCACCGCGCGTGTGAAACGGCCCAAAACGGAGGAACTCGGCATCCAGCGCAAGTCGTTCTTTTGTACACGTTCCATCATCCAATTTAGGCCCTTACAATAATGAAAAAAAGATTGTTGATGTCCTTTACCGCGGTTTTTATTGCTCTTATTTTTTTAGCGATGGGGAAACCGCCGGTCAATCCCCCAACAACTGATCCTCCAATAACCAAGGATCAATTACAGGCGGCGATCGATGCCAAATTCGCAAAGGCAAGTTTTACTACAACTTTACCAGACGTGGACCTCGAAGGATACCAGCTCCCTGCCAACATGCTTAATAGCTCCCCTTATCTTGTGGGAAGACTTGTGAACATTGAGGAATCTAATGGAAAGACAAAGATCGATTTGATCGGCGATTTGGATTATCTCATCAACGCAAATAAGCTCAGTAGTTCTATGGTTTCCTCTGCTCCATTTTTCAATGACTATGTCACAAAGAGTGTTCACACTAACGTGTCTGCTGTGATGGGAATCGCAGCGAGTCTTAGCGACTCAGAATCAGTCCACGTTACCTATCAGACAATTCTTAGTTCAACACCTCAGAATCAATTTTTAGATCGAAAACAGTTAGAAGCCGACAACGTTAGTTATGGACTTCAATCGAAATGGAAAAATCCAAAAATTGTGTATTCTGTTACGGTCAACCGCCTAACGTATCAAAAATTTCGGCAGTTCTCTGGCGGTATTACAGGCTCTAATCTCATTGTTAATTTAAACGGGGGAATGTACTACAGTGAGGGAACCGAGGTAAACATTTATGAGGTGTATATCACGGTGGCAGATCCCGTTTTTCCTCAAACTACAATTACAGGTGCAGCGGCAACTACAATTTCTACGACCCCACCTCCACCACCTCCTCCTCCGCCGGACACTGATAATATGACAATAAGCGTCAGCGATCAATCAGCCCTAACAGTGGGACAAGAAGAAGAAATAAAACCTGACGTTTTGGGAAGAGTTATAAAGGTGGATGAGGTTGCGCGCATTAAATCGCCACGCCGACATTAGTTAGGAGCGTTGGGTGAGGGGAAATATCACAGCCGATTTTTCTCGAGCGAATTTTTTAGTATCATGCCATGTTCGATATTTTGCTGCCGCTGGCTGGATAGCAGTTTAATCGGTTTCAAACCTACCTAACTGATACAATTGTTTCAATCTTAGGGACTTTCCGAAAGGGAAGTACAACCTGCGAGTCCGGCTACGGTGGTTTTTGAGCGCCTATCGCGTGAGGCTCTTTGGGATTTTTTCTTTTGGGGTGAGCGGCATAAAAACCGTCAATAATCTCCACACCGAATACCCAAAACCGACACTCCATAGGCGCTTTTCTAATAAGTGCGAATTATCTTTACATTCTCACAGGTATAAGCTGTGATTAGGATGTCATCCTAAACGACAGGACAGGGTGGCGGGGTACGCAGCGGTCGCAGGCTATGTTGGTTGCGAGAAAATTTTGCGATGAGCGCGCCGCCCCGCCACCCTTATTATTCTGCGCTACTCCTTGCCATGAGCCAGTCCGCATAATCGTAGCCATCCGGTTTACCGGGAAACATATTGCGGATGTTGAGAATTTTGGGCAACGCGCCTGCGTCGCGTAGCCTGTCCCCGCAGAACTTCGCACCCTTCATCCCGGCTTCATCGAGATCGAATGCGATGAGGATATGCCGGCAGGCAAGTGGAGCGGCCTTTTCTTTACTAATCCCGGTGCATCCTCCGGCTGCAAGCCAGATCGTTCCTGGGAAAAAGTGGGACGCGACGATCGCTGTTTTTTCGCTCTCGACGAGGACGATCGTACCCTTGCGTTTGAGCTGATGGAGGCCGTATAGGACCTGGGAGCCTCCATCTTTGGTGCGTAATAAAAATTCCACATCGCCCGTACGCTCGAATCCGTCGTAGCGCATTCTCTTGCCATTGATGATCCGGCCATCCGCGTCCGCCATCCAGTGCGTCACGATCCCGCCCGCCTCCAACCCCACGCGCCACGAGCGCAGCGTCTCGATCGACGTCAGCTTCGCGAGGATGAGGCCGAACGAATTAACGGCCGGATCGTTGGCTTCTAAGTATTTCAGGGAACGCTTGATAAGCGGCGAGAGCATTTGTTCTGCTTCTTCGGCTGGCAACAATTTTTTCACGGGTGGGGCTGCTTCAGCCTCTCCCGTTTTTTCGTATGCGGGGGTAACGGTGTAGCCGCATGCGTGGCAGTAGCCGCACCCCGCCAATCCGCGAAGGGGGGCGAACCCCCTCCGGGCGTGGCAGTGCGGGCATTCTACTCTTCGGGCTTCGAACTCGTGAGTCATATTCGTTTCTGAGCTGCGCGCGCTTTCGCTCGGTCGCTTCGGTCGTCGTATTTTCCATACGTTTCGTATTCGAGGTCGTAGTGCATGAGTGTCATCGCGCACCACAGGACGGAGGCCAGGTGATGCTGACCGTCCTCGGCATCGTGCCGCTGCCCCATCCAGAATTTCCAGGCGTGCCGCATGAGCGCCGCAAAGATGCGCCCCCACTTCATACCCTTTTCCCAGTTGCGATCGGCGTATTTCCGCGCTCCCATTTCGAATACTTCCCCGAGCTCCATCAGGACGGCCGGGCTCATGAGGTCGAAGCGGGCCTTCCCGCTGTCGTTCTTCACGCCCTCCGGTGCTTGTTCAACTGCCTTACTCATTCGGAGTCCTCCCAGAGCGATAGCCGTTCCCTCGCAATATCGAGTAGCGGGTGATCGATCGCAGCTTTAAACGCACCGTAATGGAACGTTTTAATGCGAAGGGATTCCGCTAAATTATATTCGAGCACAGCACCCCGAGAGGCGTTCCATCCTGGAAGCGCCACGAGGCCCTCGCAGTCGACGAGGAGCTTTACGTCGTGTTTAAGATATTCTTCCCACGGCAGATCGCGTCTGCCGCCGAAGTTTTCGGCCGGATTCACGACCTCGTGGCCGCAGCCCCGTAGAACCTTCGCCGCCTCGTTGAAGGCGGGGAAGTTGTAATCGGCGTAGCCCGTCATGGGGCCAGCTAAATAGAGCTTCAAAGTTTTCCCTCCCGTTGTTTTTCGAGATCGTCAAGCTGTTTTAAAAATGCGCGCGCCCGCTCCTTGTCGTGGAGCGAGAATTTGGAAGAGACGTCGTAGGTCTCGTCCTGGATCATTTCGAGCCAGCCGAACGTCTCGTTGGGATCGGTGAGGAGTTCGTGGTCGCGCGGCACGCTCTTATTGTGATCGCGGATGAGCTTAGAACGAATATCTAATATCTTTCCCAGCTCGTCAATCAGCTTCACTGCGTCTCGACCGATGAATACTGTCGTGTTGTACCGGTGATAGAGCGACGTCAGAACCCCCCCCAGCTCTTCGGCTGGAATTTCGGAGTTCGTGCGCGCCGCATGGACCATCGCATTGTACTCTTCGATTTCGTCGCCGTGCTCCGCGAGTAGCCTGTTTAAACGTTCCGAGTAATCCCGGATGTCGCTTTCGACGCTCACGCTGTACCTCCGCTCGTCCGGGCGCTGACGCCATCGTACTTGAACTTCTTCCAGTCGCGCTGCTTCACCTCGTTCCACGTCTCCTCTAAAATTTCTTCGAGGTCAAACCCGCGTTTGTTACAGTAGTCGAGAAGAAAGATGACGATGTCGCCGATCGCGTCTTTTTGTTTAAAGCGGTGCTCGATAAGCGTTCCGCGAATACCCTGCTTCGATTTTAACACCGAGTGGGCGAGCTCGCCGACCTCTTCCACGACTCCTAAGAGCGAGTAGACCGAGTCGAGCGGTTCGAAATTTTCGAGCGTCCACGCGTGGACCTCGTGTTGTAGCTGTTTTAAATTCATTGGCAAATAAAATCCCACGCCCCGGCCGGTGGCAGACCTGGAACGTGAAATAGGGCTTTAAGGGATAATCTGGCCTTTGGGCGGTGCGGCATCCACCTTCTGGGTTCCGACGATCGCGAGCATATAGCCGCTGCGCTTGAAATAGTCGTTGGCTCTGTCAACCGCATCCGCCGACGACTTAGCCCTTGCGTAGTAGGTGTATTCGGTCCCCGAGTACATTCCTTTCGCATGGATAGCGTACATAGATAGCGGCGCCTGCGTCGCTCCTACACCGCCGTAGTAGCCTCGGACATCCGCCGCTTCGTCGTAGTCGTCAAAATCGTCGATGTCGAAGACCGGCTCGGGATTGATTCCAATACTCGACTCGATCTTCTGAAGCTTACCGTTGATAACCAGTTCGTCCGGCATGCCGACCTTTCGGCGGATGAGGCGTAGATTGCGGCCGACATCCGTGAGCGCCGCCTGCGTCGCATTCACGTCGTCGACGTGCGCGCGGAAGAGCTCGCCCACCTTCTCGCCGATCGTAAGGCGAGCCGCGTGAGATTGCTCCAGCGGATCGAGGCGCTTATCGATCGATCGCTCGAGCGCGTCGACTTTATTATTGACGAGCGTCGTGAGGTTCGTCCAGGTCCGCGACGAGTAATGGCGGCTCGTGTTTTCGAGCGCTTCCAGTCGCGACAGGATCGGCTTGAGCTGGGCGTCGAGCGCCTCCGCGAACGCTTTTACTCCTTCGTCGACCAGGCGCACGCGAGCTTCGGTCGTCAAGCTGCCGATCGGGCCAGGACCGAAGTCCGCCATTTGGAATTCGCGTTCGAACTCCGTCAGCGTATAGAGCTTTACGATCCCGCTTCCGACGAGTTGAACGAGACAGACGTGGTCCCGCTGCCCGCTCCAGCGAAACGCCGTTTCGGGGTCCAAATGAATACAGACCGCAAGCTGCCCGGTCTTTGTGTGTTTATAGATCATAAATAGGTTACCAGTCGCGGTCACGAAAAGAGATTGCCCGAGAGGGTGTCTTTGGGCTTCCTCGATATTCGCTTGACGATTGGTTCGGTTGTCTTCTTCTTAGGTTTGTTGGGTTTCTTTTTCTTTTCGGGTTCCCTCCGCTTCCACCACTGGAACTGCGGGTCGGGGTCGGCCGAAAAAAAGTGCTCGCCTTTCGGGCAGGGACAGGGGTCGCATAGGAACATCGGATAATGGTTGATGTTGATACGCCCCCCGAAGTCCCTACCCGGCTCGCCGCAGCAGGGACAGTTCATCTACCAGCCGTACACTACGCGAGCGCTTCGATACCAGCCGAGAGCCTTTAAAAAAAATCCCGGCCCCGGCATACGCAAGCGCCGTGCAGAAGATACTGGCGACGATCCACTCAATAGTCATGTCCACCCTCCTCCGGGGCTCGAAGCTCGATCTCCGCGCCGTCGTCGTAAACGGTGATGTGGAGAGTCGTCCCCATGACCCTGATCTTGCTGAGGTCGGACGTCGTTAGCCGCATCCTGCGGCCGGGCTCTCTGAGTAAGAGCGTTTGCAGTGCCGTCGAGACGAGTAGCGCCGCCTCGCTTTGGATCGGCACGACATAATGTTCCTCTTCTTCGTCCGGCTGCAACGGTAAGTCGTTGTCGTTTTCTGTCATTGTTGTTGTGAGATAGTTACCGCAAGGCAGTCGATAGTGAAGAGTAGTAGCTTCGTCACCCAGTCGGGCGGCTTCGTGCTCCACTTACCTCCGGGCTCGAGGTTGCGGCGAAGCACGCTCACAACGCGCGGCACGTCGGCCGCGGGGATGGCTTTCACCGGCTCGTCGTGGGGCGCGGGGGCTACGCTTGGGCTGCTCGCTGGGCGAGTCTCTGGCGCGTTCGCCACGCTAAGGGTGTTGGGCTCTACCCACTCGATTTGCGGTGTGATTTTTCTTCTGGGCATTAGATAAGAGCTCCGCTGATGAATTTAGATAAGCACTTGACGAACCGCACGTCCACCATCACGTTCGCTTCTCCGTTGCGTTGCTTGGCGACGATAAGCTTGTAAGGCTCCCCCAGCTTGCCGAAGTTTTGGCCGCTCACGGGATTCGGGTTCCACGGGAAGAGAACGACGTCGGCGTCCTGCTCAATGTTACCGCTCTCGCGCAGGTCGCTTAGCTGCGGTCGCGCAGCTTGCTTCTCCTCGCCTTTCGCTCCGCCGCGGCTTTCGATCCCGCGGTTGAGCTGGCTGAGCGCGATAACGGGGACGTCGAGTTCTTTCGCGACGGCCTTCAGGCTCCCCGTAATGAATCCCACTTCGCGATCGCGAGAGGGCTGTCGAACTCCGCACTGCATGAGCTGGAGATAGTCGACGACGAGAAGTTCCACCCCGTATCGGCGCACCATTTCGGTCGCCTTGGACCGGAACTCCATTGGTGTGATCGCCGGCGTTTCGTCAATATAGATGGGGAGCGCTTCGAGTTGGTCTACGGCTTCGTAGAACCGCGTGAACTCGTCCTGCTCGAACCGGAGCTTATTGATTAGCTTCGAGTCGATCTCCGACAAGTTCGCGAGCATTCGAACGACGAGGCTGAATGCGCTCATTTCGAGACTAAAGAATCCGACGGGGCTGCGGTTGAGGGCGGCGGCAAGCGTCTCGTGAATTGCGAGTGCCGTTTTGCCTTGAGAAGGCCGCGCGGCAAGGATAATGAGATCGCTTTTCTGCCACCCGTCCGTATAAGCGTCCAGGTCGGACAGTCCCGAAGTGATGCCGTAGATGCCGGGGGCGCTCGACTGGGCGTTAAGCCTGGCGCTGGCCGTCTCGAGGGCTTCCGTCATGGAGAGTATATGCGCCTTACGCTGGCCGGCCGTGCGAAGAGTGAGTAGTTCTTCGCCTTTTGCCTCCAGGAGCGTAAGCGTATCGACCCGTCCACGCGAAAGCCCCTCTTGCAGGTCCTCGCCAATACGAATCGCCTCGCGGCCAACGTACTTATCGAGAATGATGGCGCAGTGCGCGCCCACGCCTTCGTGACCTGCAACGGCGCCGGTGAGCTCGATGAGGTACGCGTCGCCGCCCACCGTGTCGAGTTCCCCTTTACGCTCGAGCCGGTTGCGGACGGTGAGGGAATCGACTACCTCTCCCTCCGCATACAGCTCCGCCGCAGCAGCATAGATGGTGGCGTGGGACGCGAGGAAGAAAGGGTTCCGCTCGACCGCGCGGGTGCCGATCGTTCGGATGACCTGTTCCAACGAGTCCCGGCTCGTCATCATCGCGCCCAGGACGCTTTGCTCCGCGCGAGTGTCGTGCGGGGGAAGTCTCGCGGGCGTTGTTTGCTTGGTCTCTTCGGGCATGAAGCGCGCTTACATTGTAATTGTGCCAGGCGGCCAGGCTCCAATCCCGATCGGAGCGGGTAGGGGAGTTCCCCACGGATAGGGGTAGTCCTTCCCGCAACCGAAGCCACAGGCGCACCGGCAATCCTTCTTCGCGAGCTCGAGCCCGAGCTTCGCGAGTATGTCGATGATGCTGTCGTATTGACGCTTCACATCTTCGATCTCCTCGCGCCGGGACCCGTTTACGACCTCGACCGTCGTTCCGCCTGGCTCGTCGATGTGGAATTCGAAGGCGAGCCGCGGGTTACCGAGTCGCACGATCGTTCCGTTGGGAACTACGAGTGTCCTCGACAGGTCAGCATACACCGTCGAATGCCTTTCTTTACCGATAGAATACTCCACAAAGAAACGCTCGTTATTAATATCGACGTAGGCGCCGTCAAGGAACGATCCGACGATGTCATAAAGCGTGCGCGCGGGCTCTTTCGGCTTTACGCTCTTCATGGTCTTTGATTCTGGCATAAGCAGCTTCCGCTTCTTGGACCGCCGCTTCGAAGGAAGGGCAGCGTTCATACGTGTTGATGTCGCGATCGCTGGAGGCGATGACGCTCCAGGTCCAGCGAGCTTTAACGTGGTCGCACATAACGCTCGCGACGGCGTTGTCCTCTTTATCGAGGCCCTGCCACCGTTCGAAGAGGTGACGTTCCGCCGCGTGAGCGCCAGGAATGCGCTCCCACCGTAGTAGTGTGTTCTCCACAAATAATTATTTGGGAGAGAGGGCGCAAGCGTAGGTCGTCTGCCTTGCGCCGTTTCTCGCGTGGGAATGTTCAGACGGAGGCGTTCGCGGGAGCCGGGGCGGTCGTGCTTGGCGCTGGCGCTGGGGTCGCGACCGGCGCGGTGGTCGACGCCGTGGCCGCGGGGGCGGCCGGCTCCGTTACGGCGATCGGGGAACCCGAGGGCGTGGGGTCGCCCTCTTCGTCGTCGTAGTAGTAGCTGTCATCCTCTTCTTCGAGGGACTTCCACCACGCTTTGATTTTATCCCAGTTCTTGTCGGCATAAACCGCGCCGGCGACGAGTGCGGCGAGCGCGAAGAGGACTATGACTTGTGCTGTTGACATTGTGTTAATTCGTAATTAAGGAGTAAGAGTGCGTCGCAAGTCTTGAGCGTGATCTGTTTCGCGAGTTCGGGATAGAGCGATAAGGCTCTCTCTTTTAGCTCGCGTTTTCGTTCCTGGCCCTTCGACGTAATGCCGAGTGACTTCTGCCAGACCTGCGGGCGATAATGCGTTAATGGTATTTGGCGCTCGATAACCGCTCCGCGCAGAAAGCCGTAGCCTCTGCCGAAGTTAAAGAGCCGCTGCCCTTTGAGGGGATCGCCAGGACCGAGCGAGCCGACATGCTCGATAACGGCCCGGACGCTCTGCTCGCGGGGCGCGATGCTGTCGATGAGTTTGACCGTGCGGAATTCGTTTTCCGGCATCGGATACAGGCGAATGCCTTCGGAATCTTTTACCGCGAATCCTCCGCTGCGGCCGGGATCGATAGCAATGATAATTTCTTCCGGCACTACGCTTCCTCGATGTAGGGGAGACGTAGCCGGTGACGTTGGGCGATCTCGATAAGGCAGGCTTCGATCTCCGCGTAGAAATCGGCGTCGGGGTTCATCGCGGCGAAGTCGTGGGCCCACTGGAGACTCTCGAGGAGCTGACCCGAAACGTTACTGAAGTGCTCAGCGACGCGTGGGTAGTGTGTGAGAATCCCCCGGGGACCGCGATCTTCCGGTTCTCCATCGACTCGTCGTATAGCCGGTCGGGAATCAGAAGGCCGATCGCGCAGCGCGTATCGTTCGCGCCGCGAAGAAAGCAGACGCCCTGCGCCATCCCCGGCTCATTCCGTTCGACGACGAAATGACGCCAGACTTGCTCGAAGACGTGTTGGTTAGTCATACGGGAACCGTCCTGGGAATAGAAAGACCGAATTGCCGTGAGATTTTGAGGAGAGAGCGTTCGATCTCCGCGTGGAAATCGGTTCCATCCTGCGCCCAGCGGATCGCCGCGTCGCTATGCGCGCCCTGGAGCGCGGAGAGTAGCTTCGGCGGGATGCGCGAGAAGTATCTCCAGACGTCCGGGTAACGTTTTACGACCTGCATGATCGGACAACCTTCCATCCATACGTCGTAAAGATCGTCCGGAAGAAGGAGTCCGATCGCACACCGCAATCCGCCCTCGCCTCGGTAATTCGAGAAGCCGTTCTCGTTCATACCGCCCGGTTTTCGCTCCAGGACGAAATGTGTCCAGATGCGATCGAACGCCATTTGCGGCGTCGGGCCTTGCGGTACGCTCGGCCGTTTCTGCGTGCGGCGAGGCTGGGGGTTGGGACGAAGTGGAAGACGCCTCGTGTCGGCCGGCGACCCCGCCAGATGGCGGAGCGCACCGGCGAACGGGCGTTGGGTGAGTGGCGCTTTGTTCATTTCAGAACGCGAGGTCGTCTGAGGCACTCGCTAACGCCTGCGCCTGGCTGGCGGCGCGTTCCGCCTCTTCGCGTGGAATATAGGTCTGGATTTTGTTCCGGACCTCGCCGTTATACTCTTCGTGGATGATCTTGACCTGCGTCGAGCAGTTGAGAATCTCGTCGATCTCGAACTGGCCTGCCTCGTAATCGAGACCGACCGACTGGACGAAGTCTTTGAGACGCCATGCCGTCTTTTCGTTGGTGAGGAGCACGTTGTCGAAGATCGTCGTTTCGAAATCAGGACCAAAGACTTTCACTTTGACCTTGAGCATCGGGTCGTTCGCTTTCGATTTCGTGAGCTCCGCACTTACGACGACGCCGTCATAAATTGCGAACTTCTTCCCCTCCAGGAGGGGCAATAGGAAGTTACCCCGCGCTTCCACGGGTGGGTTCTTATATGTTACTGTCATAGGAATTTATTTAAAGAGCGTTGACCTTGGCCCGGAGCTCTGTATCGAGCTTCGCGACCCAGGTGTCCATTGTGACCGTGGAGACTTGGGAATAGTCGTCGGCGTTCACGCTCCGAAGCGCTTTCGCACGACGCTGGTCTTTTTCGGCCGGTGAAATAGTTTCAAGGAGATATTCGAATCTCGCGACTTGCTCCTGCGAGCACGGGTGGAAGAGCTCCGTAGCGCGCGTGATCGTATCGAAGCCGATCCGCTTGCCGAACTCCTCATAGCTCCACTCGAAGGGCTGGAGTTGCGGGAACGCTTCCAGGCGCGACTTGATCGGTAACGCCTGGCGTTTCTCGCGGCTAAGCTGTTTGATCTGTAAAATCAAGTGGAGGTCGTGCATCGCTTCGATCGGCACGTCCGCGGTTTTACCGGAGCGCTCGCCGCCGACGTATTCGTCCTTCTCGTAGCAGATAAGGAACGTATTCATATCGAGCCGCGGATGAATCCAGTCGAGTAGCTTTCGGAGCTTACTCAATACCGGCTTCTTCTCGGCGCCATAGGCCGGGTCCTTACCCGTGGCCTTGATAATGTTTTCGCGCTCTTTCCGAATCTCCAGGTTCAGGAGCTTCGTGAGGGAGTCGATAACTAAGGTCTGATAGGGATGTTCTTCGGTCGCGAGCCCCTCGACCTGGTCGATAACGCTGTCTAAGTCGCGACTGCCGTGATCCGGACCGACATACGTTCCGCCGGACTCTTCCAGCAGCTTCATATAATGGCTCAGATCGGCGCCGCCTTCGACATCGATATAATAGACCTTCGGGAATTTAAGAGCGGTCCAGGTCTTGCCCACTCCGTACGCTCCGAAGAGGACGACTTTCGGTTTACTGGGACGCGTCTGGGATGGGGCGATCCCCTTTAGCTTCGAGGCTTTCGTTGTTGCTTTTGCCAATTACTCATAGGTTTGGTAATCGTTTCTGATGAGGCACTACCGTTACTTGCGTAATCTGGTATAGTGCATGCGCGAGTTGCTCCGCGCCAATGAGGCGGCGTTCAAAACTCCAGCACAGGGAATGAAGCGCCATATCGCGCCTTGCGCTCACTCGCGCCGCAGCTTCCGCCGCTAAAAACCGCAGTTCCGCGCGGCGTTGCGATCGTCGGCGAAGAAAGAGCTTAGAAATAAAAGTCACGCATGGAATAAGCTGAATTGCGTGGAGAAGTTAGGACGTGCGGCCGCGAGCGTTTCCGCCCGCGCCCGAATGTCTCGAGCCCTGTTGAGAAGGCTCTGGCCCCGCTTTCGCATCGTCTCGGAGTGTGCCACCATCTCCTCGGCGCTTTGGGCGCAGACAAAGCCCTTCGACGTTCCGACGACGGGATACCCTTCGTCGGCGAGCTCGTTAATCGCTCGCACGATCTCTCGCCTCGAAGCCGCCAGCTCACGCTCCAGCGTCTTGATGGATTTAGGAGCGTTGAGTAGCTGTAAAAGGGCGTGCTTCATAGAGAGAGACAGAGAGGAGCGCATCGTAAGTTTAGGGACCGTTCCGTAGGCGCCGCTCGCGTGAAGTTCCGTTAAAGTGTGCCGAACCGTTGCGAGGGGTGGCGGACGAACCGATGCCACGCCTTCCGCGTTACGACCCACGCGGATACGTTTAAACGCATAATCGCTCATGCGGCATGATCGCTCATGCGATTGTAACTATTCTTTGGGCAGCCTGCCGGTCCTCGTTGCCCACCGGCACACATCGTCCTCCGTGAATCGCGGAGGGCCAAGTGTGCTCCCGTTCGCTACCAACAAGCCATAGCACTTCTCGTTACGAAGTGTAGAGACTTTGAGCCGGAAGAATGCCGCGATCTCGGCATACGTCACGACTCCGGGGTAGAGCTCCCGCCAGCGTGCGCGAAAACGCTGCTGGCGAGGTGTGAGAGTTGGGGCAGATTGTGACATGCAAAAGAGCCTAAAAATCAATTACATTAATACAACTCAGAACCACTCAGGCATAGTTCGCAAGAATTATGAATTCCTTGATTCTTCTTATTTTTCACGAACTTACCCTGAGCTACGCGGCGTTACTCTATCCTCACACACCTTCAATCCGACTTTAACTTATGGAAAAAACATTTGCCGAGTTGCTCTCCCATTGGATGGAAGAGCGGGGCATGGGAAATACAGATCTTGCCCGAGCAGCCTCAGAAGGCCAGCCGGACGGGTTCGCTATCTCCAATTCTGGCATCAGCCGTATCGTAAAGGCATTCCGGGAAGGTCCCAACAGCAAGGGCGCCATTGTTCACCCACATCCCAAAACCAAAGCGCGCTTAATCGCTGCGTTAGGACTCACGAATGAGGAGTTCTATAAAGATGCACCTCGTTTTCGGAGCGCGACACCTCTCGTGGGCACGAAGCCCGAACCCATAGATATTGAATACGCGCTACGGAATGGCGCAACCTTCGGTGGTATTCCACTGACGGAAGCCGAACGCCGCGCTCTTTTATCTGTCGTCGAAGTGCTGGGGCAAAGCCGCCGTAGCGGATGATTCCCAGACCCTCGCCGTTGTTTTTTATATACCTAAACGACTCTATAACTCGCAGTACCCAAAGCTTCTGCCATGATAGATTTGCCAAAAACTGACATCCGCGCCTTGCTTGCTCAGGGTGCGGTTGTGTGGGGTCCCGACGGGACGCCTACGCCGCCTTTCCTCCTGGAGCGACTGGAGGAAAGCCTTCACTACTTTGAGCTTTTTCAACCAATCCTAAACGACAATGGAAAAAAAGAAAAGGAGGACGTCCACCGGAATCAGGCCACTCGGTAACGGTGAGTTCCGGGCCCGCAAGGGCGTGGGGCCTCGTGGGCAACAAAAGCAGCTTTACTTTCGCGGGACGATGAACGAGTGCCGCGCATGGTGGGCTGAAATGACGCGTCGGATCGAAGGCGGTTTGCCGCTCTTCGCGCCGATCGATGGGCTGTCGTGGCCCACGAAACACGCCGACGCCGAGTCCGAGGGTGACCGTCACATCCACTCCGGGACTACGCTCTACCAACTCGCAGAGGATTACCGCAAGCATCCCGATCTATATGTGTCGCGCGCCCGCTCGACAAAAACCGAGATCGACTATGCGTTCCGCGTTTTCCTGGACTGGTGCGACCGGAACGGGATTCGTTCCATCGACGAAATGCAGGCGCGTGGGGAAGATTTTTACGCGTGGATGGTCGGCGCCTTCGGAGAAAAAGAATACGCGATCGTGAACGTGATGAAGCGCGTGAAAAAGCTCTTCAAGTTCGCGCTCGCAAAGCGCCGTCGCGACCCCTCGTATTGCTCGCTGCAATTTAAC